GCATCTATTCTTGGTAATATATGGTCGCCCGCTACATCAGTAAAGTTTTCGCCACGCAGATTTCTCTGCCATGTTGAAACATCGATTATATTATTTTGACCGTCGACTAAAACAGGAGTGGCGGTATTGGCATTAGTTCCTCTATACTTAGTGGTAATATGCAGTACCGTTCTAGGAATGTAACCTATATCTAACCTAGTGTTGTTGTTAATCTCTGAAACAGTTAGACCACCTGTATGATGATTACTTACAGCAGCGTCTGATGATGCACCGTCAAGCAAACCCCAATCTTTTTCACGACTTACTTCAAATAATTTACTTAATGGAACAGATGTTTTACTTCTTACCTTTACTCTGATTGCAGTTGGACTTACACCCCAATGTCCAAATGTTCTTCCGTCTGATGCAAGCATTTCCGTACAATCAAAACTAGTAGCGTCTACATCATCCTGTTCAGCATCTCCTAATTTCATAGCATATTCTACCGCCGCCGCTACTACCTCGTCAGTGAGTAAACAAGTCCAATTAATTCTAGGGCTAATAAAATAATCACCGTTACTGTGAGAGGTTTTTCCTCCAACCACTCCGAAAAATTTGTGAGTACCACTTACTGAATTATGAGTTCTACTAGTATAGTGAAAAGTTAAACCTTGTACACCGCTAGATTTAGATAATTGAAACATACCGCTTTCTGGAAAACCAAGATAACCAAGAATATCAGGGTGACTTTGCATTACTGCCACGCTATTATCATATGGGTCTTCTAAAGCAACTGTCATAGTAGTTCCAGACAAAGTTGTAGTTGCGTCTATACCTACTATTGGACTTGGATAAGTATTCCATAGGTTACCTTTGTAAGGCTTCAAAGTCCCACCTGTCAACTCTCCGCATACTTCTCCAGAGCCTACCATGTGATTACCTATAGTAAATCCTCCCTGCGCTACATCTCTATCATCGAAATGTATAATTATTTCATCATCAAGACTTGAAGGTATATTCGTTAAGTCATTAGTAAAAGCATGACCGAACTGCCTATAGACCAATCTAACAGTGTGTTCTCCGCCTCTGTGGTCTACAAACTTTATACCGTACAAAGGAGAGTTACCTATGTTTTTATTTTCCATATCATTCGCAGGTACATATCCATCTCCACCAGATGCTTTTTCAACTATAGTGCCGACCATAGCAGTAGTTACATTTGAAGGATTACCATATACAGATTTGTATCTATCGTTTAGGTTATCTCTTCCGAATCCCCATTTACCAGCCTCTGGACACCAGCCCGGTATACCTGCTTGAGTCATACCACCAAAGTTAATCCTAGCCTGTGCTTTAGTACCTACTTGTAATCCTTCTACCAAAACTCCGTTATGACTTTTAACTTCAAATGACTCATTAATCAAAGTGTTAGTATCTCTTCCAGAAACAGTTTCTGTATTAAAGTTAGATACTGCGTCAGCCCCTCCTTCTACCGCTGCTCCCAAATTCAGATTATTGATAGTTTCATCAGTTACAAATTCTGATGGTAGATATTCTTTGAGAGTGGTAATTGGAGCAAATGGTCTACCGAATCTGTTGATAGGCATAGGAGCAGGGTGCATGTTTTCTCCACTCATTTCGTCAGGCTGACACCAATAGTTTCTGAATCTACCACCGTGTCCTATCAGATATTCTGGTTTGTAAACAGATTGAGATTTACTATTGTCTAGCCATGTACAGAAATTTCTACCACCAGCACCGGGCACTGTTGAATGAATTACGATAGAATATCCTTTGTTTCCGTCAGAATCTAATACGACTCTACCTAAATGTGCTCTTACATAACCCATGTGGCTTCCTCTGTCATGGCTAGAAAAAGCCTGTTTTGTGTCCCAAAATGGCGCAGGGTCGTGCGTAGAAGCAGTTGCTGCAAAGTCTGCTCTTTGATGAGTGGCTGCTGGGTCTAATACACCACTATAGTCGCTACCTTTAGGACCGGGGCTAGACAGGTCGAACTTTTCACTTTCGCCTAAAAATTGGTCGTTTGGTCTTCTAGCATGTGTCCTTCCATTCTTAGCGCCCGCTTGGTTAATGAGCCTAATGACTTCTCTCGCAGCAGCCTCTATATCCGTGACTCCATCTTTTAACGACACCTCTCCTAAGTCAACAGTGAGTCTTCTTACAAAGTCCATTTGCTTCCAATGGTTTCTTTTGTCAGTAAAGTCGGTAGGTAAAGTTGTATCAAAAGGCTCACTCCTTATTCCTTTCAGTGCCAAAAATGCAGGTATTGCTCTTGTACCATCAGGAGTATCAAAGAAAGTAGATATTTCATCAGTAGACCTTTGAGCATATATAGATTTGTGGTCGGTATTTGCTGAGCCTCCATCTATCACTGCATGATTAGTTCTAAGGGTATGACCTGTTCTCGATATAAAATCAGCGTTACCTACATTGTGTTCGGATATTGCATCACTTGCACTTTGATTCCAAGTAGATGAGTGGGAATAACTAGATTCAATAAAATCAGATTTAGTTGTTGTATTTAGGTTTTTATTTTCAGAAGGAAAACCATTTGCTACATCAAGTCCAGAACCACTCCCAGCAGTACCATCTACTATTGAACCAGTTGCAGTTTCGTTACCTATTTTAGCAGCGTCTGGACTAGACTGAACCTGCATCCATAAATCCTGAAAAGCAATAAATTCTCTATCATGTTTCAAATCATAAAGTAATATTCTAGTAAAATCCTCTGTAGACTGATAAGGGTCTAAGTAAGCAACTACTGGCGCTGAATGCGAATCTGAAAATCCTAACGCTTTGTAATTTAGTTCTATGGTTTTGTTAATGTGCTGAACTAAGTTTTGAGCAGTTTCTATACAAGTATTCCCAATCAAAAAGTTTTCCAAAGGTATGCTGTCTCTTGGGTTAAAGTCCATACTACCTCGCCCGCCATTGAAACCGGACCAAACTTGTCTTTCGTTAAGTGTGCCTCGACTTTTACAAAACAGACCCTCTATAGCGTGAGGATTAGTATAGTGCATGTTCATCCAAACAGTATCTCCATTACGCATACCACCGGGTGCATAAGGGTGCGCCCAAGAAGTATTTAGGAAGGCTTCTTTGGTAGTAGGGAATGAAACTCCGGTCCCATCTACATGTAAATCTACAACAAATATTTCAGCACCAGAAGGTGGTTGAAAATTACTAGACTGTCCACTAAGATTTAATTGAGTACCGCTTCTTGTAAAGAAAGCAGTTTGTAAAACACCGTCTTCGTCATACCAACCTACTCTAAATTTATACCCACCATGAATACTTTGAACAGGCCAATTAGTAGCGTCTTTTATTGTCAAAGAGGAAACTGCTGCTAATGTAGCAACTGCTAATACACCATTACTACCTCCTCCAGTAGTAATGTTATGCCTATCACCTATTCTAAAATTCAAACCTCCACTATTGATAGTAACTGAATTTATAGCGCCCCCACTTACTCCAAAATCAAAGTTGGCTTCATTGCCCGAAGTCAGTTCATGCTTACTTCCTATTTCTACACCAGCAGTAGCACTATATCCACTACCACCTGCGACCACTGTCATAGATGCAATAGCACCCGCAGTCGATACATCTACAACCGCTTTAGCAGTTTTAGTTTCTATTCTAGGTAAATGAGGATTTGTTCTAGGACCAGCCTTTAACTCAACTGCACTTACATATTGCCTTAGTCCGTAATCAACATTCCCACCTTGGGTCATTACATTGGATTTATCATAGTAAAAAGAACGACGATTTTCATAACCTGTGCTAATAACATCTGGATTGTCAGCAATTCCTGTGTAATTCATATCTTGGTAGCCGGGCGCTGAGAAAAGATGAGCGCCTACTTTCAAGTCTCTAAAGAAATTCGCACTTGCTATCCAATCATCTCCAGCAGAACCTGCTAATGTTAAAAAGTGGTCTGTAGTATCTCTAGTGACATATATAGCCCATTCTCCTGTAGCAAGATATACTCTACGGTATCGAGCGCTTCCGTCTAATCCAGCAACCCTTATTGGTGCAGCACTAGATATAGGAAATACATTTGCATCGGCTACATACAACTTATTGTTGCTAACATCGTAAGGTCTTACTAATTTAGTACCTGTTACATGCGTTTTGTTGTTAATTCCGTAAGAAAATGGTCCAAATACTTCGGGGTCTTCTGGAGAAATACTTTCAAATCTTCTCCCTACTGGGTTAGGGTTCCAAGAATGAGCAGTGTGAGTAGCGTCTATGTGTAGTTTCATGCTGTTATCAGGTCCGGGGAATATTCCCTTTTCTGGATTATCAAAGAAGAAATCTTCAAACAGAGGTATTTCGACCAATGCTCTCGTACTAGCATACTGAGTTCCTAATTGATAATCATGTTGAACAGTATCGAGCGTTTGAAATAACCTATCATTAATGGTAGTACCGTCATTACAGATACCCTCTTCTGAAAATTTATCATCTAAGTGAATCACATCTCCGGCAGATATACCAGTCGCAGTTACCCAGTCTGAAAAAGAATCTAACTCTTGCCCATCAAACCCAATCAGTACACCCGTTCCTGTATGCCCTGTAGATAATGGAGGAACAAAAGCGGAGCCGGATTTGCCTGTATATGTTAAACTAGCATATTGAATATCGTCACCAGATTTTCTTTCTAAGTACAAAGTACCTGCCGAAGGAAAACAATATGTACCCCATGATTGTAAATCGGTAGATTTGTTGTTAAGCGGGGTAACAAATAAGCGAGCCTTACCACCTGTTATTATAGTACCAACAGAAACTTGACAATTCCTTCTAGTGTTCCAAGCCAATCTACTTAGTGGACTTGGGTCGTATGTTTCTTTTGTATTGATAGCACCTTGGCCCATTCCTCCAAGAGTCATTGTTACAACAGGCGCTCCGGGCATAATTTCTTTGACAATGTGAGAATCTGGACTTGCTGAACCTTTTACATTCACAGTAGAAGACGCTATATCACTAATCAAGCCATGTGCTCTGAGAACAGTGTTACCATCTGCATCATCCCCAAATGACAAAACCCTACCCTTTGACAAAAGATGCTTGATGCCAATATAGTTACCACTATTTTTATCAATCATCATTTTACCTAGTTGAGCAAATCTATTTCTGTCACTTGGATGCATTACTAAACTAGTTACATTGTTTCTCGACTTGTGTTCTATAATATCAAAATATTCGTGTACGCATGTGCTATGATTAGCGCTACCCCTACCAATAACTTGAGGCTCAAGGAATAATTCATCATCGTCTACAACAGCGACAGTTGTACCTCCACCAATTGTAATACTACTACCACTGACAGCAGTGACTGTACCTAATTGCTTACCATCTAATTTAAACACAATATCGTTAACTGCCACTATTTGATTAGCAGTTCCTCCATCTACATTCATAGCGCTTGAAGTAGATGCAGAATACCCTGCACCATTGTTAATTTTCAACCCAGTAGATGTGCGTCTACCGTTACTTGGGTTTCTGAATTTGATACCAGCAACTTCTGAAAAGTCTTTTGAACTAACTAAATTACTTTTAACTAATACTCTGTGGAATATAGAAGACCTAGTGGCTAACTCTGTCTGTGCTATACCTATAGCCTTTGGAGTGACCTGTGGAGAATCAGTACTAACGGTTGGTAAATGATTATCAGGACATAAAGTAAAGTCTAAATTATCCTCGGATATTGTACCTTCGGCATCTTCGCCTTCTAACTGCCCATCATCGAATTGAAACAAATCAGGATTGTCAAATGTGACTATACCACCGGGTGCTACTAAACCAAGTGGTCTCATTGCCATTGAATCTCTTATCAAATCTATAATTTGATAACCAGAACTTAATTCTTGATTTACATTGGGTAAAGTCTTTTCAATTAGTATCTTAGGTGAATTGTCTGACATTTTTACAATAGCGCTTGTAACTGCTGCGTTGTTGAAATTACTATTGTTCGGGGTGGCTGAAAATACAATGGTCTTAGCAGAATGATTGATTTTTGCAGTTTGGTTAGTTACACTAGTAAATGGCTTGAATCCACCTATTGATATTCTGTGTGCAGGTATGACTTGCCCATCGACACCGAATGACTTGATACTTTGAAGAGTTATAGTCGCTGTAGAAATCCCAGCGGTTAGCCTAGAAGTAGCGCCTACATTGAAATGATTACCAGTTCTGTCAACCGCATTATAGTGAATTTGAACAAAAGGGGCGTAGTCGTAGGTCTCTAGTTCTGGTAAAGACAAAATAGCAACTCTGCTTTGTGTAGAAGGAGACAATGCTTTTACATCTGAATTACTATCTGTAGAAGATATAGATTTGAGGAGGAAAGGTTCTGTGTCAAAGTTAGTACCACCTAGAGCAAGTAAGCCCCTTTGGGTATCGTCTATGTCTGCCATGCCGTTTTCAACAAATGTTGAAACTACGCTAGAAGAAACTATATTTTTCACAGGCATAGGGCCATGTTCATCAAAACTAGATATAACTGAATTTACTGGTATAATATCCTTCACACTTCCAAACTGAGATACAAAGGTAGCAGTGATTACATCACTACCTGCGTCTAATTTCTTTTCGACTAAATGCGATTCTGTAGGGGGTAAGTTACCCATAAATGGGTGACTAGTAACATGATTTAGTGTATGTCTACCGCTGTGCCCGATTAAGAAAGGATTGCCCATGTTAACGCTACTAGCAGAGAATTGATTGTATTCGTGTGAGTCAATAGCCATACTCAATGAAAACATTATACCGTGGTTTTCAAAATCACTTTCGTCAATTATAACCTGTCCTTGCCTTTGAGAAAACTGAGTACCACTTCCCTGTGGCTGATACTTATTGCCATTACCACTGTCTACTAAGCAGTCGCCTGTTACTACAACAAATCGACCAGCATCGTGCGCCATTAACGCTCCTCTCCTCCCATTAGTAGCATTGCTTACAAAATCTAAATGTATAGATTCGACAGTGATTGTACCCGCACTAGCGTCAATTGCAGTTAATCTCAATCTCTCAGGCGCTTTGTTGGTTGGCTTACCTGTGTTGACATTATAACCTAAAGGATTGACTATGATGTTGTAAGGTACTTTAGGGATAGTTCTTTCAGTAGGAACTCCAGTAGAAGCGTTGTAAGCCTTTATCTTATAATCACCTGCACTATAAGGACTGGCTGTTAAATCAAGAGAGGTAAGTCCACTCTGTCCACTAAGTGTATCTAACAAAGTCTGTGCAGCAGTCGCACCTATGTTTACACTTGAACTTGCTGCCGTAGAAGCGCTAATAGAAGGAGTGGTAGTGATTAAAGAAATAGGCTCTATAGGTTCTTCAAACCTCCATAGTCCTATCGTATTGTCACTTTTCATAGGAGCAAATTGTTGTCTACCTGATGCAAGCGCACCAGAAGACAAATGTATGGTTTCCAATGTTCCTCTGAAATCACCACCTCTTCCTCCCAAAAACATTTGACTTTGTTGCGGCACTAGTTCATGCTCCTCTTCCAAAACTTGTTGAACTAACAAGTCCCCGTTTACATGCATACTCAATATCTTTCTATCAAATGTAACAGTTACATTGAGTAGTTCTCGACTACCGTCAGTAAATGCGCTTACATCGTTACTATCTATATCAGATGCTAAGTTTGATGAGTCTATAAATGAACTAGATGTAGGGAATAGAATACCATCCCAATATGCAAGAGTGCCATTGACTTTATTGACGGGCTTGGCGCTTGTTAAAGTAAATACACTATCTCTACCATTACCTATATTTCTAAGTCGTACTTCAAAAGAAGCAGGTGCAGGGCTACTTGGAGAGCCTACACTTAAGCGCATAACATTTTCTTGTTCAAATACTGTACCGCCAGAGTCAGGTATAAACCATGTTTCTAATGTAAATGAACTCATTGCATTTGGTAATCTTTTTCTTTCTTTTGTCTGATTACCATGTATGTCGACATTGTTTGTAGGCACTAGTATGCTGTCGCTGATACCGTTGAATTTGACTCCATATCCAGCATCTATTAACAAACTCATATCAAACACCCATTACATAATCTGAAACCATTAACTCTAAGTTGAAAGCGTAGTAGTTGTTGCCAGCATCATAACGCACATGAAGTTTTTCTGGAATAATTCTAATTCCGCCATCATTTTCTGATACTTTACCACGCTGGCTAAGAGTTATCCAAAGAGCATCTTTTGCAGCACCTACTAAGAAACCAAATATAGATTCAATCTCATCAGGCGTTATTGCCTTGAGAATTTTTTCATACCATTTATCAGGACTATCGTCACTACTAGCCCCTCCTTCATCCATGCCTAGTAGCAAGTCTGACATGCTTTGGCTTGCAGAACGGTTATTGTTAGTTGACAACTTTTTAGTGGTATCGACTTCACCAAATGTCAAAAAGAAGTTTCTTGCTATACCTGTCACACCTGTGCTAGTCACTAGACTATCATATGGTATCTGTACACCTCTGAGCAAATCTGAATTTCTATTAGCGTTTGAAACCAAACCAATCAAATCCTGTGCTTTATCACCTGCTGATTTTCTTGATTGGGTAGGCGTAGTGTTACTGCTATGAAACTCAACAGAGCCAAACAAATCTAACAAATCTGGACTAAGTATTTGTGGATGCAGAGTTTCTATGGCAGGGTTGTATACTTGCTCGATTGTCACAACTGTACCTGTTCTAATTACTCTAAATGCAGACGCTAAAGTTCTGTCGCCCGCCGGATTAAATCCTATAGCGCCTGTTGCACTTATTATATTACCAGTTATTGGTGGACTTTCAGTTCCTCCAAATGCCTTTTCTACTTGTTTAGCCATTTCTAAAGCAGGGTTATCAGCGGTGTCTATATCCTGAATTGGGACATTGATAACTGCATCATAATTAGCAGCATCGCCAAATGCAGGTAAATTAGGAGTAGAAGGAGCAATTAATCCTGTTCTTTTTAAAGAGGGGGCATTAGTGTACGGATTGTTTAAATCAAAATGTAGTCTTACCCCTACCCTAGGTATATTACCTGTGCCACCAGAATTAGTGGAGCCATTAGCATTAAGGTTGTTTTCCATAGAACTATCTCTAGTTAAATTTCGACGAGCAGTATTTTCCAACCAATAACTCGGTATTAATTTTATAGTTTGGTTTCTAAATCTCCCAATAATTGGTGATTGTCTATTTATAGTAATTAGTTGACCCGATTTTATTTCAGCACTGTTAGTATCAGTCAGTCCTAATGTAAATTTAGCAGTCTGCCCATCATCGTCTTCTATTGATGGGTCGTCAACTAAGTAGTCTGCAAAGCCAATTTCTTCCCCAATGTGGTTAAATACTCTTAGCGAAATATGTATTCGGTCATTGGTAGATAGACTGGTTGCTATATTACTTACAAAATTAATAGTGTTGCTAGAAACAGAACTTACGATACCAAGTAAAGAACCATCTTCTTTTACTAATCTTTCACCTACTTCTATTAAATCTTCTGCCGTTTTAGTTAAAAATGTTGGAACATAAGAGACGGTTATTTGATTAACGCCGGAAAAATTACTCGCTGATTTGAAATTAGTAAATGGCTTTACATTTATTTCTTCTGTATCTTCACTAGCCTCTTCATATATTGTCCCTACTGCACCTACTAAGTTTAAAGTGTTAGTTTGATTTTTGAAAAAGGTAGATTCTGAATAAAAATCATCGGAATAAACACCTGCTGTAGTACAGGTAGTAACTAAAATATCTCCAGTTCCTGAACCACTAACATATCTTGCGGATGTAAAATCATTACGCTTAGTAGGTAACAATCCCCCAAAGTTTATCGCACTCCTCATGGGATTTGAGTCAAGATTTACTGTACTATCTGTATTTACTCCTTCATCGTCTGCAAATATACCGTTAATATCAACCTTTATTGCAGGTACATTTGTATCAACTGCGAATCTTTTCAAAGCATTATTAGGCGTAGGGAAAGCGCTAACATTCCTATTGACCGACATATCTATGCTCTGCGCTACCAAGTCTATCTCATCCTTGCCATTAGCAAGCAAAAGTCTGATTGGTAAAGCCATTATATCATCTCACAAAATTATATCCGCCGCTACAAATACTAAACTAAACTCATAAGCCTTCATTTCTGCATCTCGATGAACATTAAAGTCAGCAACCAATCCGCTGATGCCATTCTTTTCATGCCCTTCTGAGGAATGTAAAAAGTCACGACTAGCGTGTATATCATTAGCACTAGATATTTTATCGGAAGTACGAGAGTTTGTTGTAGTTAGGAAAAAGTTTCTCTGTGCTACCTCTGTGTCAAGGGTATCTTTTCCTTTGGTAGCCAGTGTATTGTAAGGTATTTGAATACCTCTTATGTAATCTCCTTGAGCATTAGTGTCATTGTAAACAGTTTGTTGAACAAAGCCAACAGTCATATCTATCAACGCATCTATTTTATCTGATTTACTATTAGGATTACCAAGGAAGTTATTGCTGTTAGCAAGTATACCTAACAAGTCCTGTGCTTTGTCACCACCACTCTTTACTTGTTTACCTGTTTTACCTCCAGAGAATCCTTGTATAACAGGCATTTGTCCGACCCCTAGATTAGTGTCGATTGTACCATCCATTCCTCCCAAAGAAGTAGCATATACCTGAGTAATTGTTAGTCGAGCATCGTGTCCATGATAAGATTCAGATATACTAGTAGTGAAAACTTTGTCCATTGTAGGAGTTGTATTAGAAGCATCAATATCTCTTCCTAACTGAATGTAAGTAGCAGTAAGTGCCTTTGACACTAGGAATGCTATGTATTCGTCTGTCCTTGTAATGTCAGCGCCGTGGTCGGCGGAAGTTCTTACACTAGTGTCTGTAAAATCAGGATGGTCTGGTCCTATGGCTTCCTCTGAGGTTGAGCCTTTTATGTATGTATCAGCGTTAGATATAGGGACTATAATTACAGGTGATAAATCATTGCTTTGTAAACTAGCCTCTCCATAATCTATAGGCTCAATCACTATGTAATCGTTATCAGCATGTTGTCCACCCGTTTCACTAAAGTTAACAGTGATTGAGTTTTGAGTGACTGCTGTTACTACTGCATGGTAATCTTTATCTCCACTTGTCTGCCTTGCAGGTGAGCCAGAAGCACTTGGACTGAATGTAATTTTGTAAGGTCTATTTGTTAATTCAAACCAATCTCTAGCATCTCCTCCATCAACTGTAATAGTAGAACCGCTAGTAATGGGAGGGGTGCCTTGATTTATCCTCAAACTGTTACCATCAGCAAATGTAGCCACTCTTCTTTCGTTGAGGAAGCCATAAGGCTCCTGTTTGGTACCTATCATCTGCTTGTCAAAGGCCACTCTAACATTTTCATTCTGGTAAGAATAAGAACCTGTGCCTCGGTATTTACCCATTATCAAATTGATATTGTATTTTCTAGCCAAATAGCCCTCTACATTTTGTCTATCACTATCAGATAAAACAGAGTTATAGATAAGAACTTCGTATATATCACCAGTAAAATAACTGCTGCCGTCATAACCTATTCTCAAATTGCCACTAGAAGCCCCTGTGTAATCCACTCCAGAGGTTTCAGTACCTACCCCTGCCCCATTGAAGAATATACTTACTTTATCAGATGTGTTATTAGAATCAGTATCTTCCATAGTATATCCTAATATGGCACCTTCATATCTTGCTAGTTCTATTTTAAACGGAGAAGAATTTTTACTATCCGCCCCTCCTGTATCTACCCACTTAGCAGTAAAATCAGAATTGGCAGTGTTAGTCTGTACATCCAAAGAAAGTCCATAACCATTTGTGACAGAATCCAGTATTGGTTTATCGCCCGTAGCGGTGGCTCTAGCCACCACAAATACAGTGAACTCGTTACTATTAAGTGCTGAATCAAATGAAACCTCTAAAAAATCATCTCCGGCAAAAAATATACCAGTCTGTCCGTTTATACCATGCTCTCTAATTGAAGGCTTGTTAGCAGAGTTGGTCTGAGTAGCATTCCTAGAGAATCCACTAGAGTCTGTCCAAGTACCATCAGAGTAATTTTCACCTTTCAACCAAAGTTGTAAATTGGTTTTCATTGGGTTATCAAGTACAGCGTTTTGCTCTACCCAATAAGCAACGGGAAAGTCTATCCATCTATTCTGCCAATCGTTTAACGCACCTGCTGATAATGGCCTTAATTGAAACACAGGCTTACCTCTACTAGTCCCTCCTCCACTAGAATTACCTTTATTGTCTCTTTCACTTAGACCTTCTTCGGTTTGATTACTCGCATTACCTTTAGAGTTATACGCACTAGCGTATTCGCTGTTACTTCCTCCACCCTTACCACTACCCGGTTTTGCAGTAATGAGTTGTTGTGGTTGATAAAAGTCCATGATGGCTACTGACTGCTTAGATTCTTCTTGTCCTAACTCGTCAGTCAAGACCCCTTGAACTTCAACTGATACAGATGCTTGGTTTAAATCTATACCCATTTTCTTAGCATCGAAGAAAGGTATTCCAAAGTTACTGACCTGTCTTTCTACTACTATGTCTACGCTGGTTGCATCAAGAGAAATAGTTTCGCCGTTTTCTTGAACAAGGCGAATAGGCATTTTCTCTCCAGCGTCAGCCAAATCAACCACTCCTACTAAATCCGCTTTGTGTCAAAGAGCCGCCTATCTTAGACTTGAGTTCCTTTGTTATCATAGCGCTGATTTCTTTAGCCAATGCTTTTTTGTCAGTCTTGTCAGTGACTCCGCTAACATCAATCTTTAGATTAACAGTTACATTGTTTTGTTGACTTGCTCCACCCGCAGGGGTAGGTGCTACTCCTTCGCCTGTAGCCTGTTGCATAGGTTGTGTATTACTCATGTCTTTCAAAGACTTAGTAAGGTCAACTGTATTCGATTTGGTCATTGCCATTGACTTAGTGAATTTGTCCATTTGTTGCTGCAAAACCTGCATGTTTTCTTTAGCAGATTTACTGTACTCGCTAAAGTTTTTCATAGACTCTACAGTTCTTGGGTCTATGTGCTCATCTACCATTCATCTCCCTCCAGTCTAGCCAATATGTCATAGCCCAAATAAACTGCGTTTTCAGCAGCCTTCTCTTCACCTTGCATAGCCTGTGCCCAGTAAAGAAGTTGCTTAGCGTCGTCAATTCCCAATTCTCTCACATCCTTTAAACTCATATTGTAGTGTGTCATTAATAAATATTCCATGGCTTGTTCCTGATAGCGAAGTCGTTCACTCACTGGCCTCCCGTTAATGAAGTGCTTGATTTGTCCGACTTCGCTTCCCGAAAAACTAGCCATTCCATAATCTGATTTGGATTAGGTAATAGATTGGCTAGAGTCTGTCCATCTTCTGGAGATAAGCCCTCTATGTCAATTTCTATAGAGCGACCATCAGGGTCAGTATAACTGAGCCAATGTGAAAATGCATGTCGCCAGTAATCAGAAAAGTCAAGACTACCATGAGTCATTAAGGGTGCAACTTGTTGTATATTGTAAAAAGTTAATCGCCGCTTTGTGACTTCAATTGGTTTCTTGTTTATCGTTATTTTATTCTTGTTCTCCTGTGACATACTTACTCACTTCCTCATCGGATGATGCCTCTTCCAAGGGTTCATCCTCCGTGTGCAGGTGAGCGAATGGGTTATCACTGGCTCTCCCTGCTTCCGGGTCGAAAAGGTTGTCTCCTCCCTCTTCTTCTTCATCTTCTTGTAAATCGACAATAATTCGCTTGCCAAATGGATTTAGTGACCTCCAATTTCTCAACGGCATATTATCTCCTCAACAATGGTAAATGGTATCTTCGCTAATAACTTTGACATTCTGTGGCTTAATTTTCATAGTTGTGAACAGTAGCCCCTTGTCGTCAGGTACGGGTATTGCTAAGTCAGTTATGAAGTAATCGTCTATAATTATCCTTAGACTGGGCGTAGTGCCAGAGCCAGATGTTACAGGCTTGGTAAAGTGAAGCATGATAGTGCCCCCTGTAGAGCCAACTGTGCCTCCTCTCTGCACATGGGTTCTCAACTCGTGATAAAGAGCAGAGTCTTCTAAAGCAAGTGTAATTTCCATGTCAAAGTTTTCTTTACCTTCACGGATAATACTAGCGTTACGAGTGCCCCCATAAGGAACTTGTTTAGTGCTCAGATTATCTGAGTTTACTGTTTCAGCAACAGGATTACTTTGGATAGTATGGAATACCTCTACACCAGTTTTACCTTTCAGTTCAAACGCACTAACAAATCCTAAATTTTGGTCGAATGCTGTAATGCTACCGTTGTAAAACATGAAAGGCTTTTCTGAACCTTTTGCTATACCAGATGCTTTCTTACCCTTGAGAGTATTGGCTGTATTTTGAAACATTCTGTGGGCAGTGTATCTGTCACCTTTGTTAGCACTTTCAAGGCGACCAGTATCAGTAAAGCAAGACAATGCATCGAATACTGCACGATATTTCAATTCAGCATCTACCGTACTAGTCAATTCATATTCAACTATTTTACAACCTTTGAATACTCTTGTCAACTGCTTAGTATCACCGGCAGAGCCGGGCGCTACTGTCGTTTCATTAACATCGTTAAACGAGCCTAAATCTCTTGTTCTTATGCTATGTTCCATCGAGAAACTAGGAACTGTTTCCCCTGAAAATAAAAGTCTTCTAACAGGATTTGTAATCTTACGAGTGCTTTCTACATGCGGGCTACCAAAATTACCATCAGTGCTTCCATCAGCATATTTTCTTAATTCTATATTATCACTAGTAGTATGCTCAAATTGCCAGCCTCCATCGACATATATTCTATGACCGCTGGATAAAGTTTCTATAGCACTTATTCTTCTACACTCGCTACTTTCAGCCCACTCAAAATGATGAGCATCGGAAGTTAAACCAGCACCTTGAGCAGGGGGCCAATAGATATTACTACTCGCTCCGCTTTCTGGAGTTTTGTATGTTGTAGTAGGAACTAAAGTGGTGTCTTTGATAAGTAAGTAATCACCTACTGCTGCGGTAGCACCCTTTATTGTAAGTGTGCTTACATCTACATAACCTTGGCCCGGATGAATAGTTTTTGATGGATTCACTGCTGAACCTGAACTGGCAGTACCGCATGATGTTTGGTCTACAACCTCTCTTCCTAAACTATAGAATAACCACTTAGGGCTATGTAGTGGCATCTCTATAGAACCGCCCATGTGATGGACTTTTCCTGTTTGCTGAACGGCTACTTGTCTACCCAAACCTACAACATGATAACTATGCAAATCTACCTTAGTATCAGGTAATGTCATAAATGAAGCAAGTCCTATGAACCCGTCGACTAAACTAACTTCTTTGGAAGACGCTGCTGCTGCATTCATGGCACTATTCGCATCTCCTTGGACTGTAGGTAAACCAGTCGAATGAATGAGAATACTGTCACCTGTTCCACTATCTAGCGAAGCCTGTAAAGGTGACAAAAGTGCAGGTACGATTTTTATTTTAGTAGAGTCACTATCTAGCGTGTGGTCTACGATAGTATACAACCTGCTCTTTACATCTGTGTAGTAATAAGAAGAAAAATTATTTTGTCCAGACGCTGATGAGTGGAAAGATAGTTTTTGACCTATAAGCATACCAAGCGGCACTTTTAGTATAGGCTTTTGTTGTTCAAAGATACTGCTACTGTTACCAATATTAGTAGTACCTTTAAACTGTATTTCTGTAAAATCTGGAGCAGAAGTACTAGTAACTGCGGTCCATGTTCTAGGCTCACCATGCTCTATGAAAAGGCTAGTTTCGTGACCCATAACGACCTCTGAAACATCTCCCTTATAGTGAGCACCAAAGCCAGTCACGGTATCATCTCCGCTAGTATTACTACTTCTATTTGGAATGTATGCCTAAATAACTTTTTAGTTCGGTCAGATAAATCTGTACGAGTCTTGACAATCATACGGTCAAAGTTTTCCCCGTCACCTTTACGACTTACATGAATGACTCTCCTCATTTCATCTTCCATCTTTCTTAGTCGAGAGCGACTTCTTGAAGTTCTCATATCAACGGTGATGTTGACACGAGTAGTTACAAAATTGTAAAGTAAATCTGGCACTTCTTCATTGAGCGCAGTTTCGTAACAAAGAATGAAATCACTTCTCTGTAAATCTAAACGCTTACCACGCTCAGGGCCTTCGCTCGCTATATCTAAAACTATAGGCTTTATATTATCTGTATTGGCTCTGTTCCAACCAGTAGAATCACTAGCGTTGAAGTTAGCCTTGAGTAAGTCAATGACTGTTTCCAATGGCTCTTTCCATGTAGCGACCATTAGGAAAACACCACCACTTCTTTATAGCGGCTTAAAATTTCCATACTTTCTTTACGCCACAGTTGGGCTTTGGAACCTAAATCTATATTCTGTCCACCCTCTGGTATCAAGACGCTCCTATCATCCGACATTAGTAACTCACTTGCTACCATCTTAGTAGCAGCCTCTTCTATTGCTTTTTCAAGATACCTTTCACCGTAGATGTAAGATACTTTGATAGCGTTATGTTCAAAGAAAGGATATGAATTATTGAAGTAAACTATGCCCATTTCATGGTCTAGCCACCAATCTCTAAGTCTAGCGTTGTCACCAGCAGTAGAGCCTCCCTGTAAATCGAGTTGAAGCAAGTGTTGAGTAGCAGTTCCACTGGATGGTGCCGTACCTATTATTTCAGCACACCCAGTAAATGTTGTAGCAGTCACGCCAGTATATCTTACAACATTAGTGCCGTCTGTAAATACACCCGCTTTAGCAAAACCAGCGGTGCTACCTACAGTTACTTCGCCCGTAGCATCGCTACCAAAGTCTCCGCTTTTACTTGATATAGTAGAACTAGATGAACTGGTTTGTGAGAGTCCTATATCACTTGATGTAGTAACTATGCTACAAACCTCACCAGCCTTAGTTGCTCTCATACTTGTGACTTTTAATTTCCCAGTGCCATAATCAGCATTGGCCGAAGCAAGAAACTCATTATGAACTGCCACATTAGATGTAGAACCTTCCAAGGTAAATGTTGGACTAAACTCTACAGCAGCCTTACTTACTCTATCTTCTTTGTTAATCAAATCAGCAAGGTTTTGTGCGCTAGTTGTCCTATCAAAATCTACAGACCATTGAGAACTAGTGGAAGTACCTAGCGACCCAGCAGTTAAAACACTAGCGCTACCATTACCCGGTGATAAGACTATTGACTTACCAACAAGTGCTCTAACATCATCAGGTAATGTTATACGAGCCTCTGCTCCACATATCTCTCTATAGTCGTCACCTTGCCATAATTCAATCCTCAACATTTGTTGAACATTCCTAAACAACAAAGGTGCAGTTCCTACATAATCTGTAAAGTATCTACGCCTGTAAGGTTTGTAAGTATCGAAGTTGATGTATTCGGCTGAGGCTAGATAAGGTCTCCAAGCATTATGAGTATAGTTATCTATACGGTCTTGGACCTCTTTGATTCTGTGTTCTACAATCGCTCTTGTCATTCCACGAGTTTTACCATTAGTAAATGACGCAGTATTTTGGACATAAGCATTGTCTGCTGTTTCATAAAGACCGGGATTTATAGACGCTGAGAATGCCAATTTTACACCACTAGCAGATGTTGTAATTCCAGTAATCGCATGTTCTTGCCCTAAAGGGTCAGCGTCACTATAGATAAGTATTGTATCTCCAACTGAAAATCCAGTGTTTCTGTAGTCTCCACCTGTAACAAACACTGCGTTTGCTTCTGCGTTAGCAGCCATCAACACTGCTTCACTTGGCCCTATCCCTAGTATATCAGCAACTTTCTGAGCGCTGGTATATACAATTGCATCGGGGTCAAGAGGTCGAGTCTCTGGTTCTCCGGGTGAAAATACTACTGGCATATCGCTCCCCTCAGTACATCGATGAAAGGCTTATGAATTAACCTTGTCGCTTATCACTCTCTGGTCGATAAATTAAAATCTACCTTGTTATTACAAGTTCTACATTTGTCAACCCAGCAAAAATAAAGCATACCGCAATGCTTACATCTAGTACCTGAACCAATGTTAAGAACATCCCCTGCATTCTTATTGCGATTGCGTTGTTTCATAGTAAACCCAGCAAGTGGGTTATCTTCATCAGTTCTAATCGATGCACCGTAAGACTCATTGAGTTTGATGCCACGCTTCTGTAAGCGCTCTATATCATCAAGGCCAATATTTCCAGCCGACTTCATTAAACCAACTCAGGATAGTTGATAAAGCACTACTAGAAAATGATTTCCTAAAACAGTAATAATCTCTGTACCAAGAATAGCATTTGTTGCACTGGCTCCAGTCACTGCTTGTATAGCAGTGTTGATTGTAGTCTGTAGTGTAGATGCATCACTAAATTCTTGTGGAGAAAGTGGACCTACGACCTTTGATGCTACTTTACTTAAACTCGCCATATTAACACCTACTTCCTACCTATTATACAAAATCTACCTTCACTAGCCGCAGCAAATACTGTGCTATTAAAGGCCACTGTACCGTCTGCTAGAGTTTGTTTTGTTGAGAAAAAATCAACTACTGTGCCGTCTACTTTGGGTATAAAGTCTGCTGACAATTTATAAGTGTTGGCTGCATCATCCGAACTGCCACTATCAGTAGCAAAAAGGTAATTATCTGTTGTGTCAGAACCACCTCTAGGGTTATTTCCGTGTATTACCATAACATCTATTATTTCATTAACAAAATCAGACACATCGATTTGTAAGGTATCAGATGAAGTAAATTCACCAGTGATAAATATTAAATTACCTACTTTTTCTGGTCTATTAAATTCTACAGTGGCAACCAATTCATCTCCTCCCTATCAATGTATATTTATAATTATATTTAGCAACCACATGGTTAGTTATTTCACCAAATATCTTTATTGTAGTTTCGCCTGACTTTACAGCAAAATCTCCTGTAGCCAAAGCAACTGTAGCGACAGTATCATTGCCGTCTATATTTATTGTTTTAGTTGCCATTGTTATAGGACTTCCTGTATTTAGATTAGTCGGGTACATATTGAAAGAAAATACTTTCCTAACATGACTACTAAAATCTAAGTTAGTGTCCCCTGCGTCAAATGTACCTGTTAATATAACCATATCTCCAATTGAAGTAGGTCTATTATCGATTGTTAATGCCATCAACCTTTCCTCCCTATTAACATCAAAGTCGCTGTCGATGTATTATGATTTGCAGCCTTCGTAGCAGAACAACTATTTACTATTGTCAATTCAGGACCTCCTTTATTGACAATAACTTTAGCAACTGCATTATGACCTGTTGCTACACCTGCTGTACCGCCAGCCTGATTAACATAAATTGAATCTCCGTCAGTAAACCCAGTACCCCTGTTACCATTTGTTATACCTATAGCAACACTAGTTACTACGCCGCTTGCATTAGCAGTTATTAACGGATTAAAGATAACAGGACCAGAGCCGTCTGTTTTTGCAGAATTTTCTGCGCCTCTATTTGGAGGGTTTGTTCCAGCAGTATAGCCAGAACCACCATTAGTTATTTCACCAATAGTTACCCAACCGGGAGCATTATTATCGTAAAATACTCTAGTTGCTATATTAACAGTTACTGCGCTGTTACTACCGTCGTTACAATTAGCGAGTGTAGGTCTATTAGTTTCATCCAACAAGACCTTAGCGCCATATATCTCTGATAGCCCTAAATCCATGTATTGAATTTTAAAAGCATCAATTAAATTACCAGAGGTGTCATTAAAAGTACCTGCTTGAAGTTCCACTATTACTAGTTGTAAAGACCCACCAATAGATGTTCTCTCTATAACATTGAACTTATCAATATCCATTCCCATTAGAGTCACCGCCTAATCAACGGCGACCTAATGCAGACCATACACCATCGTCACTACCTGACTCTGTAAAGTGTATTGTAGTACCAACTATGCTGATAGGATTTGCTTGTTCGGTAGTGGTGCTAGGGCATACCATAGCCATAACTATAGAACTTAACATGTCAGACAAATCAATAGATGTGTCCCCATTAGCCCAAGTTCCTGTTACCAACATTAAATCACCCATTACATGGGGCCTTTCATCAACTGTTATTGCCATAATTATTCATCTCCGCTTGTCTCTACGATAGGGTCTTCTGCTTTAGTCTCTTCTACCAAGACCTCCTCAACCACTGGCTCTGGTGCCGGTGGATTGAGGGCGGTCTTTACTTTATCCAAAAGTTTACCTTTGGTAGCGTAGCCTGTTACAGTTACTCCCTTATCTTTCAACCATGTAGTAATGTCCTTCTTAGTCCAACCAGAATCAGGTAGTCCGTCATTTCCAGCGTCTTTAGTAACGCCTTCATCACCTTCTATGAGTAGGTTCTTAGGACCTTTTTGTGTTGCCCATTGTCTGTATTTATTCAGCCACTCTTGGGAAACCTCTCTAACTTGGCCACGATACATTTCTGTATCGTCTCGCAATTTGAGATAAGGGTTAGAACCTATGTAGGTTATCTTAGGCAAGTTTCCTCACCTCAGTTGTAAAACACTAATAGTTGTCCACTGGTTACAGTTCCTGTAGTTTCCAAAGTGATAGTAAGTCCACTGTGATTTCCACCAATTGACTGAGCCATGTTTGCTGTGCCCGCTGATACAACAAATCCAAGAATAGCGGTTGCACCGCCACCAAGAACAATTGTTTGTCCATCAGTTGTTGAGCCAAGGGTAATCATAGCCATCTTTGGTGCTGGGTCATATCCGTTTGCTCCATCGCTGTTAGAAGCGTTGAAGGTACCCGGACCTCCGCCCGGATAAGATACATCTGCTGCTCCATCAAGCCATTCGGTGGTTCCATGTGAACCTGCTCTTAATTCCCATGCACCTACAAGTGTTGCGTTTCCGCTTGCTGTTCCGCTAATTGTTAATTCTATTGCCATATTTAATCATCTCCTATATTTTTTCTCCATTATTCTCCTTACTGTAAGTCACGGATTGAACCTTGACCTCCAAAGAAAGTTGTCCATATTTCACCCATGGTTCGATAAAGCCCTTCCTGTCCAAGTCTGTTAATGGCGAATGGGTCTCCAGTTTCGATACCAGATTCAAAGTATTGTGTAGGCTTAGCAGTGCTGTAGTATAAGTAGTCAGTGTCTAACATGTAAATTCTGCTGATACCATCGGCTTCAACATCCTTAGATGGGATGATTGGTACACCATTGTAGGTAGCGACGATAAACCCTGCTTCCATACCGGGGACACCCTTGACACCGTTGTAAGTTGGTACAACACGCTTTTCTTCCATGAACCTTTGTTGGCTTTGTAGAAGTTGTTGAAGTCTCATCAAAGTGTCATATCCAGTTAGCATAACCTTTGGATTACCACCTCTCTGCCAAATCTTTCTGAATAATTCATCAAAGTGGTCGAGAGATAGAGTTCTGTTGGTAGGGGTACCAGAAATACCGTTAACTGACATTTCAGCGTTAGCCCATGAAGCGTTAGTCTCACGGTTTATTGAATAAATATCTAAGTCAGTTGCTGCACTGATGTGACCTGTTCCATCTGCAATTGCACTTGTACTGGTAGTTAAACTTGCAGCGTGACCGGCGGTAACACGGTCAAGTGACTCAATATCATTACCTGCTGGGGTGTCAGTGTCTCTAAGTAGCATTTTGTTAATCATCTCTGCGTGGTGCTTACCCATTTCTTCTTTCAATACTGAGCGAATGTCACCTAGACCATCATCTTTATCGTTTAGGAAAATTGCCATCTCAGACATATCGAATGAGTGAGCGACGGTCTTTGGCTTCGCTGCAACATTTTGGAAAGTTGGTTTTTGAGTTTCCGGTAGAGTACCGTTCTCTGCAATTCCTCCACCAACTGTGTCAGAAGGCTTAGCGGTTACAACACGCCATCCACTTCTGTCCCAAGGTTTCTTAGGTAGGATGGAGAATGCGTTGAACTCTTGGTTCAACTGGCTCCATACTTTTCTACCGTATATTGCTTGGTATGTTCCCGCTGTAGTGGAAAGCATAGGTGCATCTGCCTTTAGTAGTTCAGAACCACTGTAGGAATACCCCATGCTTTGCCCAGCGCCATAATAATAGCGCTCCATATCATTTACTGTTCTCATATAATTTCTTGCCATATATAGTCCTCCTTTATCTAGTTCCAGACACTCCCTGCTAGTCTGTGTACATCATCCCAACTCATTGAGTTAAGTTCCTCAGTTGATGGTATTTCAACTTTGGACATGTCACTGCTCTTGCGAATTGTTGCTTCTGGAGCAGCAGTGGAGATATTGTCGATTCTTGAACTCAAGTCAGATAGAGCCTTTTCGATGTTAGCAAGTGGTGTTCTTGCATCGAATGAAGCGGCTTCTCTTGCTTGGGCTTCCGAAGTAAGTTCTTTGTTAAGTCTTTCAGCGAATACACCGTTTAGATTGCTTTTGAATTGTTCTTCAAGAGCAGCGGCTTTGTAAACTTCATAAGCAGCCTCTACATCAGCAGAGGTAACATTACTTGGGCTTAGGTAACCTTTGGCTACTTCTTTACCACTGTTTATTTTACCAACAGCACCAGTTGATGGGTTTCCGCCTTCTTGGGCACGACCCTTAACTTGTCCAGCGAAGTAGTCAGCACCGTCACCAATTGCTTCTGGTGTGCTACCAAGATTTGCTTTAGATACGCTGTCAAAGTGAGCACGAGCGCCACCAATGTCAACACCTTGTCCTTTCAAGGTACTTTCCATCCAGTTCAGGTAGTCGCTGGAGATAACATCAGAGTATTCTTCACCCTTAGCCATTTCACCATGCATACCTTTGTGGTCGGCACCGTACATTTTCTTATCTTCATTATCCTCAGCCATTTCTTTAGCCTCGTCTTTTTTATCTTTTTTCTTATCTTCCATGTGTTCTCTAAGACCTTCCGGCATGGCTTTGTCATCCATTTCTTTAGCAAATTCGCCTTTTTCCATTGCGTCAAGGCGGCCATTCAATCTGTCTAACACACTCGATAGTTCAGTCATTGCATTATTTTCATTTGTCATACTATTGTCCTCCTTCAATATACGGAATGTCGCCTCCGGGTTTATACCTTTTTCACAAATAGTAACCTCATGTAGTTCCAACTTGGAAATCTCTGTATAATTTCCATGTTTATCGTCAGACTTATTCATTCTTTTGAATGCCTGTCCTCCGATGCTGAAACCTCTAAGGGCACCTTTGCGAATCTCGTTGGCAACTTCTCTTGCCTTTTCTATATCATCTCGTAGTTTAATTACTACAAACATTCCGGCATCATCGACACCGGATTTCCAAACTCTTCCGTCAGAGTCTGTATAGTTAGGAATTACTTCCCCTACTTGTATGTTGGAATGTGCTAGTTGAACATTGCGATAGCCATTTGCTTTCATAAAGTCACCAAAGGCGTTTTTCAAAGCGCCACGAGTAATTAAATCCCCTTGCTTATCTACCATCTCAACAGATGCATATCCAGCGATAACCAAGTCATTGTCAGCCTTGATAATGTTAATGTCACCAAAATGCGAAACCGGAGAGGTTCTCAGCAAAGATGAGGCTGTCATTGCTTCTATAGACAATGCTCATACTATATAACTAAGTACGGAAGATGGCAGAATCCTCTGTTATCTCCAAAACGCCTTCTTTTGTAGGCACAGTCATGCGTTTAGACTCTTCCTTTTCCTCAGTATCTGCTTCTATAGAAGAATCTTCCTCCATGTCTCTAACATCGTAATCGGGCATAGTTTTCTTATCGTGTAAATTAGTCGGTCCCATAGGCGATTCTATAGGGGTAGCATAATCAATACCTAGACCCATAGTACCTGTACTCGATTGACCTACTGCACCTACTCCACTTTTCAGTAACTTTTCTACTAATTGTAAACCCTTGACTAAAACTTTGTTTTTACTTTGATTGGCCCACCACTCCGAATCTTTTATTTTCTTAGGGGGCATCAACGGCTTACCATCATTTTTAGATTCGTGCACTTCTGCTTTATCTTCTTGCTCTGGCTCGGTTATTTCCACATCAGCCTTGAGTAAAGCACCTGCAACTGGTGCCCAGTAAGGTCTTTGGCTTTCAGACATTCTTATGAGATAGGTATTAGACGCTAGTGGACTATGAACAGTCCAACTACTACCAGATTGTGTACACTTGTAAACTACATCTCCTTGAGGCATAGTTACTCTAATACCGCTACCTGCTCTATAGACTTCGCACAGCCATTGAGGATTTTCAGATTTGGCTAACAAAGAAAGTGTTTCTTGACTAACTAACCCTTCGCCCTCAGCCTCCTCTTGAATATCAGAACCACTTACTGTATACAATTTATTACCATCAGAAGTTTCTGATTCGGCTACATTAGAAACATTAACCTTCACATGGTCGCCCTCATTGTATTTGTCAGGACTATCGAAAGCAGCGCCCAAATCCATGTACATTTCTCCATCAGACTCTACAGCCCTGTCTCCTAAATCATCATCTTGTGTAATTGGGCCAGTCCCTAGTCTGTAAGTATATGGTCCGTTACCTCTACGCTCTAATACTCTGACTACTACATCATTGCCGGGACTCAACAAAACCCATTTAGGATGGCGTAGTTCACCAGCCATGTAAGTAGATTTAGCATCCCTAAGTAACAACTCATCATGCTCCTCTTGTAAATTATCGACAGTCAATTTAAGACCAGCATCATCTGTAAGTCGAGTATCACTGGCGCTTGGAACATGTATGTTTTCTACACCTTCTAATCCACCTCTAAGTATTTTTATTCTTTCATCCATAGGTATGTCGTGAACTTCTTTATCATCGTATTTCAGTATATCAAATATGTAGTAGCCCTCATCAGTTTTGAAAACATCTAAATGATAATCGTTATCAGTTACCTTCTTGAAATTATCTTTGTCTTCATCGGATAAAGTAAAGGCATCAGATGAAACCTCTTCATCTTCTTTCTTAACAAAGCCCCTGTCACCTTTTGGCATAGCAGACACAATCCAATCTCCTGTAAATCCTCTTAAGTGCTCAAGGTCCCCAAGTTCAAAGATGCGATGCATTGGTTGAAGAATAGGAACTTCTTTACCTATCTCTTTTCTTATTATATCTGGATTAGTCAAGGTTGCTAAGTTAAATTCAGATTTAGCGAATGAGTTGAAAGTATTTCTATCATTTCTGAATTGAGCAGGTTGATGCTCTGCTAAGTTGTATTGTCGCCAATCAACGCCGTCTAATACATCTTGCATTCCCAAAGCACCCCAAAACTTACGAGTAGGCTGAACCAGCCTCATACGCTTAGGTTCAGAGAAGGGCATTATTTCTATCTTCCCATCCCTATTTATATGATAATCAAATGTAACAGGTACATTATGTCCGAACTCGTGCATAAATCCTGATGAGTTATACAAAGAGTAGGGAGTTGCTTTTGCATCAGGCCCGAATGGTTCTATGGGTTGTAAATCAAACTGATGCTGCACAGTAGGTAAAGAAGTAGGGGCACTAGTCGGCTCTATAGCGGGGTTACTAAAAACCAAAGAATCAAATAGATGCTGATGCCTATAAGATTTATTTCTTATTCTTCTTTGTTTAGCACTCACACCTGCTTCTTTTTCTTTTGGAAATGTGTAAAGATTTTGCATTTTATCTCTTAAGTCCATTAATTTTTGATTTATTGCTGAACTAACATCCCCTCTTCCTCGAATATTTTTAGATGTACGGGTGCTTATATCTTCTAATTGTGATTTAAAATCATCATGTTTTCTTTCATCTGGACTTACAGCGAGGTGTATACCCAATCCTAAAATATCATTTCTCTCTCCTATACCTCGCTTTACACTACCCCCCATACCTGTTTTGTGAGGTAATATTGCTCTTTCTATAGCATTATAAGCATTAGTAATATTGTTATTTTCAGCCTGAGAAAAGCCTCTAGGTTGCCTCATTAGATTCAAATGATGATTTAAATCTGTGTCAGACAATTCGGGAAAATGAGATTTAGCCCAATTACCCATAGTTTGAACTGGTATTGGGTAATCATCCAATCCCGCTTGGATTGCAGTTTCCCAAGAGGGGTTAACAGTTGAATCAAAGAAATGATTAAGTGTTTCTTTAGTATGAAAATCATCATAATTTAATCCAAGTTTATCAGCCATTTGTGACAAGTATTTATCGAAATCACCACCCGCTTTCATAAAATCGTTTATGTTAAAAGTTATATCACTGTTATGTGCAAAATCTTTCGCTGACTCTGCAAAAGGATTAGACCTACTAAGGTCATTTTCGTTAACACCTTGGTTAGGAGAAAGAGTATGAATACCATGCACTTCGTGAGGAGCAGTGTGTAAAAAGTCATTCATCATGCGAGCAAATTGTCTTGTATTACCATCTAATACATCGGGTGGTAAACTTCTATCAAACAACTGAGGAAACTGAGGTGCCCACATAGCCGCTGCTTGAGCAAGTGCATTATCATCTGACGCTAACTTTTCACCCCTAGATTGAAGCCACAATGGTGCATTTCCATCATAAGGCTTGGCTTCTACCTGTGCGTAACCTCTCTCCATCTTTTCATCAAGTTCTGCTAACCTTTCTTCATTTGCATTTATCAAATCCTCTAAAGCCTCTTTTTCATTAGGTAACGCTACTGATAACTTCTGTTCTAATTCATCAATAACATTTTCTAAGGCTTCACTTTCCTGTGCATGTTTAGCCCTTAGATTCCTAGACATTGGTGTATCGACCATACCATCTTGAGAATCTAATGGTAAGGTAAGTGGTAAGAATCCCTTTTCTCCACTAGCCAAAGGATGTTGACCTTTAGGACCACCTATGTCAATTGGAGAGCCGGGTGGACCATGTAAATGTAAATCATGCGCTATAGAATAAGCATCACGCCCTGCTACTTTCAACTGTTCTCTAGGGTCGTGTATTCCACCTTTATGAGAAAATCGATTATAAGTTTCTAACCCACCACTTATTCTTCCAGCCAAAGCGTTTCTAATTTTTTCAGCATCTTTGCTTTCTCTGTCAAAAGTTAAGTCTTCGTGTTCTCTGGTTAATTGGTTGGAATAAGCAGGTGCTACTGTTTCAGCGTGTCTTTCCACATGTGTATTACCTTGAGAGGCAAGTCCTAATTTAACTCTGTTGGCTTGAGATGGTGATAAATTATTGATGGAATTGAGAGGGCCTCCTCTATCGATAAATGTTTCATGTTGGCCTTCTATCAACTCAGTAGGTCTTGATGCAAACGGTGCTAAAAAAGATTTCATACTGAATTGTAAAAAATCTCTATCATCTGAATCATCAGCAAATTCATCAGTCCTTGGCATAATTCTATTCCCCGCAGAATCTTTCTTAAACCAAAGACTGTGTTCGTGACCTTTTCCGTCAGTAGTTACATTTTCTGGATGGAACTTATCGTGGTAAGGGTCATTACTAAATTCTCCTTCTAAATTATCAGCACCCCTTAATTGTTCAAAGTCTATATCTTGATATATATCATCGCTTTCGACAATATCCTTTTCTGGTTGTTTTGCACCAAAGTGATTTTTACCATACAGTATTGTAGCATTGTGAAGTTTATCAAACAAAAGGTTAGGGTGTTTACTTAAACCACCTTTTCCAAAAAATGGTCTCTGCCAATGAGTCGATAAAGTATCGTGAGATTGTCCCCCTTCTGTATATTCAGAGTCATGCGAATCTTTATCTTGAAATGTATTATAATGAACCCCTGCTTCATTTTTACTTACTCTTCCAGTATATATTTCCTTTGTCAACTCATATCTTTTGTTTAAGATTTTATCTATTTCTTCTTGAGTAAATGGACTTTCATCTGGATGCCAATCATCTCCATAGAGGGGATGCTGACCTGCTTGGTGTAATCTGTTATTATTATCTATACCCAACATAACTTGCATGGTTTTGAACTCCATACCCGGTACATCACCCGGCCTTAAATTGTTAATATTTTCAGACCTGATTCCACCCCTCAATGGGTTAAACTGTAATGTACGCACTCCCTCAAGACTAGTATACAAACTAGGATATTGTCCGGCAGTGCTTGCTTTACTTCCCGTTTTACTTTTCCAATAATCGATTGCTCTTTGATAGCCATCCTTAACAGCAGAAAATGCTCCTAAATTTTCTTCGATGCCCGGTTCTCTTGCTTTTGCGGGAAGTTCTTTGCGTTGCGCTGCTACTCCAAATCCGGGCTTTTGTGGTTTACCTATCCAATGATTGTAAACGGGAGCAAATCTTTGATGAAAATTACGGACTAGTCTACCTCTCCAATCACTCCCACCTTCTAATTTTAATCCGTTATGCTTTTGACTTATTCCATTTTTACTAAGATAATCATAAGCCTGATTTCTTTGTTCAGGATTTAGCCATTCTAAGCCTAACAGGTAATCAGTAAATGTTAGATTTTTATTCCAACCTTGCTTAGCCTCATCCATATGCAACTTTCTTAATTCATGGTCGATTATAGCCTCATCATATATACCCTGCTCATGCATATTTGCAGTAATCTGACTTACCTTAGCATCATTGCTAGAATGCCAATTTCTATAATTTCTGTCGTAAATATCGTGATTAGTCATGTCAGCGTCAAGATTATGATAATGTGCGTGATTTAACAAATGCTTACTAGAAGTATAATCACTATAGTCGTCAACGGTATGCTTGTTATCAAAATGATTTTCTTTACCAGCGTCTATTTTACTTTGGCTATCTAAGCCCGCTTCTTGAGGTAAGTAAAAGTCAGAGATTACATTTCCCATCTTACCATACAAAGGAAACATATGTGAGTTAAAATAATCTATATCGTGGTGAGAATCTGTATTAGGGTCACCGGGGTTTAATTGTATATTAGCACCCGTAAACGGTTGACCGGGCTGTGGTCTTTGAACTCTCGAAGTATCATAACTAGGGTCAGGTAATAGACCATAACCTTCTCCTAAAGCAGTACCTTGAAGAGAATCTGCAAATTCATCTTGCTTGATAATAGAATCTACCATCTTCAAAAGACTTTCATCTTGAGGACTAAGTATGTAGCCATGTCTTTGTAAGTTAATAGCGCTGAAATAATAATCAGCGCCAGCATCTGCTTTACCTATATTGTCATGGAGTGACTGAATAAAAATAGTTTTGTTCCTATCAAAAATGTCTAGGTGACCTTCTCTCATTCACACCACCAGCCGTTCAATTTAGACGGCTGGATAGTCGGTCAATAGACTTCTTTAGTTCTGATAAGGTTGGACCGTCGCCACCTTTGAAGTTTTCAAGAGCGCCTGTGGTGCTAAAAGCAGTTGGGTAGTAAGGCGAAGTTCTTGTCAAAACATCACTGTTTTCCATTGTTGCACCTTTGTTAGCCACATCTTCTGACTCTGTAACTATATTATTAGTATTGTAAAATGCTGTAGGTACGCCGGATGGTTGGCCCTCAAATCGAGCGTAGCCTTCCATAGAACCTTCTTTTTGTCCAGAGTAATTTGGCTGCGCCTTAGCAATTCTCTCTTCTAGTTCCTTTGCTTCTTTCAAAAGAATTTCTAGTTTACTGTGTTTTGGTTCAAATCTTGGTCTCATATTTATCATTCCATTCCTAGTTCATTTCCAATTGCGCCAGAAGACTTTGCTTGGTCGGCTAGAGCATGTATGTCTGCCCAGTCCATACTATGGAAATCAGCATTTGTCTTTGGTATATCTATAGGTTGTCCATCTTCTCCTTTGAGCAATACATCATGTGAGTCTCCTCTAAAAGTATCAGGCAATACATCCTCTGGATGACGATTACCTGCTGAAATAAATCCAGCCTTTCTTAGTAAATTAGCAGGGTTCATAACTACTTTCTTCAATTCAGCATTCTCAGCCTTAAGTAATTGTAAACCTGCATCCATATTTTCCATCTTACTTATGAGCGCACCCATAAGTTTCTCAGCAACATTATCCCCCTCGTTACTCATACTAATCAACCTCACAGTGTACGGTTGCCCATTCTTCTATTGTTGATTGTCCCAAAGCGAGATGTTCTGATAGTACCCGGCAAAATATTAGTAGTAGTTTCGTGAACAGTTTGAACTTGTTGCATCTTCATTACAGGTGCTCCACCAGCATAAATTTCATTGATTCCTGTTACTTTCTCTTCTTTTATGACAGCGCTTTCTACATCATTACTTAGATAGTCAGCATACTTTACAATTTCATTAATATGATTGCGAGCAGCAAATCCATCATTGTCTGTTAACGCCTTGTAAAAAGCGTCAATGTGGGTACGCATCTTACGAGCCATAGGGTCAAGTTTCATCAGGTCCATGGCAACCCGATTACATACTTTGACTTTAAGTTTACCTATGCCCCTCTAGGATTCCTTGCGTCAATTATACTTTGTCCAGCCTGTTGAACTCCGCCCATCTGAGGTCCTCTTTGTTGTACACTAGAGAACGGGGCACCTGCTCCCATGCTGCTTCTGTTTTGTGGACTTGCTGGCCCACTTGGAGTTCGGATTCCCATCCCCTCTCCTCCGGGTTGACTCATCCCGGCTCTCGCTTGTCTACCCATCATGGCAGCGCCTTGAGGACTTATGTTACGGCCCGGTAGTGCTCCGGGCGTACCCATACCTCCTCCCATCTGCATACCGCCCATTGGTATTCCACCCGGTGGCACTCCGCCCGGTGGCATTTGTTGAGCAGGGTCCATTGGGTCAGGTTGTTTGTATATGAACCGTATATCTCTATTCGCATCTTCCTTGAGTTCTGGCTTAAAACCTAACATCATCATTCTCTGAGCAATGTTAACTTCCATTTCATCACGGCGTAATCGAGTAACTTCATCTTCTTCTTCATTAGGATAGAGTGTCAAATTCCAATCTGTAACATCTAATTGGTCCAAAAGACGAGGGAATAAATGCTCAGTGTAAACTTTATGCCCAAACTCAACTGCTCTGTTAGTAACCAATATCTGCATACCTTCGTTATTCAAACCACCCGATTTACCAGTGTCCATCATAAACACATTTGATACTCCATAAAACGCAGCGATTCTTTGTCGCATTTCGTCTCTTGCTGCAATATATTGCATCTCGTCAAGACTGTCCATCAATTTTACCCAATTGATACCGCCTCTACCACTACCTGACTCTATACCAATCTTAGGTATATAGTGAGGGTCACGCTCTAACTTTTCATCAGTCGCCTTGAAGAAAGATTTCATTGATTCAAGGTTATCAGTGGTTACACTCAATATACCTCTTGGTATTCTTCTTTTAGAATAAGCAGTATACATATAATTGTCCATGGCAGTAAGTGTCATTGCTTGTCGCCATAGTGTAGATACAGGACTTCGCCCGTATAATTTACTCGGTTGATATTTACTTACATGTATAACTTCGCCCTCAAGATAATATTGAGTTTTACCAGAACCTGCTGTATTTACATGATGCACATCTTCCAAAGCGTGACCGCAGGTTTGACATGACTTTTCTTCTTTAGAATAAGCCTTAACTTCATCTCTGTGTACAGGACAGACACGGAAACGACCACCTCTTACGCCTCTCTTATCTGCAATTATACGCATAAATATAGGGTCTCCTCTCAAAATTTCTTTTACTCTGTAAAATGCAATTTCATTTGTTTCAGGGTCCATGTAATATTCTTTGATAATAATCATAAACGCATCATCAGTTATATTCAAATCATATTCTAACTCTCTGAGTACATCCATAAAAGTCTGTTCCATAGAATTTCTTTGTTGAATTAACCATTTAGGATATACTAATTGGTCTGGATTAGGTGCTATCAACTCGGAATTTCCACACTCTTTACATTCCTCTACATCATGTTGAAATTCAGCATCACAGGCAACGCACTTTTTATGAAACTTCTTTTCCCAAAAGTAACCTCTTCTGAATATTTCTTGTTGTAAAGTAGTCAATACTGTTCTCAAAATTAAGTTTTCATTAGCGACTGAATAAAGAGCAGGTATAGTAATACCCTGTGCTAGTACTGGTTCTTGAATACCAGTTGTCCATAACGGCATTTGTGGCTCAGGTGTGCTTCTTCTTCTAAACGGATTGGATATAGATTCCAAGAATCGACCAACTCTACTTTTTTTATCTGCCATTGTAATTACACCGCCCAACTCATAACCGTATCTTTGTCTACTCCCCACTCTCGCAGGGACTCCTCACCTTTAGTTGTTCCATCTCTATTAGAGAACTGAACAAATCGCTTTAATTGAACTTTTCTGATAGGGTCAGACTCTTTTAAGTAAGCAGATACTGCTTTTGCTTGCCTGTCTTTTAGTCTCAAGTGAGGAGTAATTTTCGCTAATAATTTTGTAAGGTCGTCTTTAGAATAGAAACTTACACGGTGCTGGCTTTTTTGTCCATTCTTGTACACCTTTTGGTCTAGTTGTAATCTACCAGCACCTATGTTTTTGTGTAGTTGCTCACAATGAATACGACCTCTATCACCAGTCGCAATAAAACCAGCCCTTGGCTCGCCTCTTTCTGTAATAGTAATGTAACCATCAGCGTCTAAAAAGCCCGCTGCATATGCCCAAGGGTCTTTGATAATCAGCCCGTCTTTGGATAAAGACATATATTCTCCCTTTCTTGGAGATTTGATGATATTAATTTCCTCACCGTACATTTTGAGTAACTTAGACAAGCGATTAGGGTTAAGCCTAGATACTCCTTTTTGAATGAGGTTTTCTGTAATCGCCCTTGCTGACATGGAGCCATGTAGTTCAACCTGCTCTTTTGACATTTTCAACCACTTCTGCTGTTCTTTGGAAAGGTTATCAAACTGATGTAATGAATTTCTCCACATCTTCCGAGCGTCTTGTTTCATTTGCATAGCATTTACCCAAGCATTCTTTTCCTCTTCACCCCATACATCTTCAAACTCATCAAGTTTATGCAAAGCATCATTAGCAGCATCCCATGTATTACATGCTCTAACCAAACTACTTTTTCTGGTATTGCCGAATAGCCTAAGTGACCTTAAATCTTTTTCAGATACACCTAAGTCTCTTACAGTTCCTTCATAGCCTTGAGACCAATTAAGACTTTTGAGAGTAGCGTCAACCTCCATACTTTTGATTTTACGGACATTATCTATGATTGAATCTATTTCTTCTCTACTATCTTTGAATACTCTTCTTGCCTTTCTTAATTCTTTAACAATTTGAGTAGCGCTCTTGCCAAGTTTATCTTCAAACCAGCCCTCACCAGTTGGACAAAAATCAGCGTAGACAGGTTGAGGGACTGACTCTTCTGTGACTATCAATGTTTGAGCAGCGATAGACTTAGCAATGCTATCATCTACTAGTGGATGAGAGGAAAGGCTAGATGCAATAACCGTCATAATATCATTATCCATCTCCAGACTCTTAGTAAATTCCCCAACACTAAGACTTGCCCACATATTCATCCCATATTTTAGTGTCATATAATTGTGTCCATCACATAGTAAACCAAGAAGCGCCCGCTACATTTCTTTGTGACACATCTCCAAACCACTTATCAAAGCCATCTAAGTAATCATCTAATGCGATAATAGAGCCTCTAAATTCTTTGGTTGCCCAATTAGATAATGCTAGGCTCATGGCTAAGTCATCATGGCTACCTACAGATTCTAATCGACCATTCTTTTGCATACCGAATCTACTCAATTGTGTTTCTAATTCACGAGTAAATTCTTTACTCTTAGCGTCACCCCAAGGTGTCTTTATCTTACCTTGTTCAAAAGCCATCAGTAAACTCATAAACATACTTTCCTTCTTTTGTCGAGTAGTCATAAATGTCTTAATGGGTATGTCGTCTCTCATCTCTTGTAACTCAGCAGCAAACATACGCTGGAAATTATTACCTTCAAGTTCAATTAAGTCAGGTTGAAATCGATTGTTGAGTAAAACTATGTGACGCTTCTGTGCTGAACCACTCATACCTTTTTGATTAACAACATGGATTAGTTGCTTCTCTTCACTATCAGGTAATATTCTAAGAACTGTCATAGCAGTATAGTCAGCATTAGAGTCTGATGCTATCGCTGGGTCCCAACCGATAAAGTGCTGACCGAATACACCGTTGGCTTCTCCGTTTTCATCAAACTGTTGTTCGGCTTTATCGAGTAAAATTAAATTTTTATCTCTAGCCTTTTCCAAAAGAGTCATTGGAAACATACTAGACATATCGTGAATAGGTTCACAGAGATACTCACGAGCGAACTTGATAGCGGGCATAGAGTCTTCACGCACCTTTAACGCATCTAAAGGCCATCGGCTAGGCCAAAGTGGTTCTCCATTAGGTAAGATAGCCGGATAGGTTTCAACTCTAAACGCAGATTTATCTTCTAACTCAGCGTACAGGTCATTGTAACTAAACGGTGTACCGACCATCATCAGTCTACCAGTGTGGTGAAGAACAGGAAGTAAAACTGTATAGAACCAATCGGCTGCTCTCTGTAACTCAGAACTAGTAGTCCCCCAAAGAATATCGTCACATACTACGACATCAGGGTGGAAACCACGAGTAGCACCACCAACCGACTTAGCCATCATACGGCTACCGTTAGTGAACTCGAAGTAAGATTTAGCCCAAGGCTTACCTGTTGGCTTTAGCCCTTTGAGAATATCAGCAGTTTCTATGTTGTTGCGAATAAAACGCATGTGTTCTAATGTCTGCTCTAAAGAGTGACTGAATACCATAATGTGAGTGTTGGGAGTAAACGCTGCTAACCAAAGTGCATATGACATAAAGAAAACTGACTTGCCGTGGTCTCTTGACGCTTTGACACAGTATCTGCGACTTTCATTTAATCCTTCGAGCCAGTCTCTGTGGTGATGTGAGAACTCGAATTGTAAAATTTCAGTGAAGAAGTACTCGAATGACTTTCTGGACATTTCCACATCCATGTCATGGACCAGTTTATCAACCCCTTCCACATCTCATCACTCCATCATTTCTTCTCTATCCTTAACCTTCTGTTTAGCAGACTCTATTTGTTGACGATTATTCATAACCTTAACTTGATTTTCAGGAAGCGCAGAAGAACTACCTTGAGGTGACTGATAAACATCTATATCATCATCAATTGCCCCTGCTCCATAATTAGCAGTGTTTTCCAAGCCCGCATCTGCTGTGGCTTCTGCACCTACTCCATTTTGTGGTTGAGGAACTGAATTAAACATACTAGACGCTTGTGTTGGATTAGCCTGTGCTGCATTAGTTGCTGCTTGAACAGGGTCTATTCTATTAGCAGGGTTACTTGATGCAACTAAAACTTGTTCAGAAGCCTGTCTTAATCTATCTTCGTCAACCCCTACTCTATTAGCAAAGTTAGTCGTAGCGACATTTTTAACACCAACAGGTGGTAAGTCAATCATTTCAGGTACTGACTCATCTAACATTTGGTTTATGTCTAATACATTTCTAGTCATAGGGTTAAGTTCGGCTTTAGGAGCATTAGGGTCAGTCATTTGTGCAAAAGATGCCATAGGATTACTCCTATTAGCCTGTTCTAAAGCCTCGTCATTCCTAACTGCTACTCTGCGATTGTAAGAATCAATTGGTGCAGTGACTCTAGTAATACCTTCTCCTCTCAAAGTTTTTCTTTCAGCCTCTGCTTGCCTTCTCTTGTCTTTTAAATCGGCACTAGCACGACTTGACCTACCAGACAACCCTCTACCAACTGCTTCTCCGAGTTGTCGGCCTTGAGCGCCTCCAGAAATCATACTTTGTGTAAGTCCACCAAGACTTCGGTGTTGCCCAGTAAGTGCACCAGCGACTCCTACAAGTCCACCAAGTGCACCACCTAGCCTCTGTCTTTTGGTTCTCCCTCCTCCTGAACGACCTCCTCCGCCCATGACCATAATCGGACCACCTGCTCCTACAGGGTACTGTGCACTAATTCCTTTCTTGACTAACACCTTGCCCACTTACATACCCCCAAAAGCAACCTTGACGGCCTTTACTACATCAGGCTTTACATTCCATTGGTCGGCAACTTTATGCCAATCACCTGTGCTTTGATACAGTCCATGAACATCAACACTAGTAATACCTAAACTCTTAGCGACACTTTGAACATCCCAAAAAGAATCAATTGATACCTTCTTAGTAGGTAATAGTTTTCTAACAGAGTTATCTTGTAAAGCATCTAGCACTTGAACTTCCTCCATCTTCTTGAGTATATCACTTAGACCTGACATAACATCATTAGAAGTTCTAACTAGGAAAGGGTCACCCTGTTCAGCGTATGGGTCAAACATAGTTTGTCTAGTGGTAGGGGCAGTTGGATTAAAAGCATGCGGTCCTATGCCCAAGTCTGCAAACGCTCTTTCATCTGGCCTAGGTTGCCTCATGTAAGGAGTCATAGGAACTTGTGGCTGAGGAGGAGGTAAGTCAATCATAGGAGGAACTTGTTCAAATCTTGAAGGAGGGGGAGTATAGTCACCAATAGAAGGTGCTAATTCATCTTGTGGATTCATTACTGTCCTACGCTGCCAATGCTCAGGAGGTTCGTGATGCGCTGCGTAAGTAGGTTTCATAGGCTCTAATCTATCCTCAGTTGCCTTTCTACCTTCTTCGTCAAGTATATTAGCGAATGTATAAGATGGCGGAGCACCATAGTGCTCAGCCTTAGCATTAACAAATTCCATAATCGCATCTCTATGGTCTATACTGCTTCTTTTACCCTCTCTAACGGTAGGGTTGAAATCCCTATGATAAATAGGATTACCCTTTCCATCAGTAGCCTGAAAGTTTCTACTAGTGTTGACAACATCTTCTATGGCCTCTTCTTCCGACATGCCATCTTCCATTCTTTGACTAATTGCCGATTTATATCGAGCCAATATCCTTTCAGTTGTTTGCTTGGCTCTTGGAAACAAGTTACTGGAGCCTTTGCTAGATTGTAAATTTTCTAAATGTGCATTATAATGGGGATGGCGATGGTCTACTCCTAAAGCAGACATGAATTGGTTGATTGCCCCTTTAGCACTAGCCTGACCGCCAGTGCCCTCTTCTCCTTGATTTAAGTTAGTAACATCTCCATACAAAGTTCTTATAGCACGAGTACTAGCAATATCCTTTATCTCATCTTCACTATACTTGTCACCCATACCTATTTCTTGTAAATCTTCGGCAAAACTTTGCCAAGCCTTCTTTTTATCAGGGTCTTTAGAAGGTCTACCTCCTTGATTTCTAGTAGACGACCTAAACATATTGTCAGGGAATAATTCTAAAATTTGGTGAGGGTGTGCTTCTTCATATTGGCTACCCTGATTGATAGTATCTTGAACATGGTCTGGCCTTGCATACTTTGGTAAATGCCCAGTCTCTAGCATATTTTGGTGTTCTTGTCTATTTTGACTTCTAACTACTCCAAAAGAAAGGTCACCTGCTAATAATCTATTATGATTAACATAATTCATACCTTTAGTATTAATACCGTTTCCTCTTAGAACTTCTCCGAGTTCTCTATTAAAGTGGACAGCGCCCGAATCTAACCAAGTACCAGTAGTTGCCCCCGGCAATTTTACATTACCATCGTTTGTAAAATAAGTAACTAGAGGGGCTGGCATATCACCTTTAGCATGTCCTCTAGTCTTACGGACATTACTATCAGCATGGTAGTCATAACTACCTAGAGGTGCAGAAAAAACTTTCCTATGCAAGGGGCTATCAAAGTCAGGTAAGTAGTGATTAGAATTAGGAGGTAATCTTTTGTTAAATAAATCTATAGCACTTTGTATGTGGTTTTTCGCATCGTCAGGATTTAATTTATGAGTATTAATTAAATCATAATGAATATAATCGATAGGATGCATCCCTTCTGGAATAGGTTTACCATCTTCACCAACCATTACTTTACCATCTGGACCTTCTTTATATCTAAGGCTACCATCTGGATTATGATTCCATGGAGGGTGGTCGTGAGTATCGTGGTCGTCGCTGAGTCCTTCATCACTAGGATTCCAATTCCACTCTTTGTCGTACAAATCTCGATGAGTATACATCATAGATGCAGACTTTTGTAAAGTTGGATTGACAAAGGATAGCATGCGCTTTAAACTAACACTTGGTAAAGTTTTACGGATGTAAGTTTTAGAAGGCAAGTGGACTTTGAACATCAGCCGACCCTCCCGCTACCTCTCGCTGCAAATATAGTAGAAGGAGCACCCCAATTCTTGGGGTCATTCTCCATGTCTTCTGTAGCACCCTCTGGTCGAGTAGTGCTATCTTGTCCCTCTCTATGCCCCGATTCTTTTACTTCTCCGGGTCCAGCACTCGCTTTTAGCCTACGCTCTTGTCTCTCAGCAACATCTTTCAGTTGTCTTAGAAGTCTTCTTATCTGAGCAAAACGCATGTAATCATCTTTTTTCTTCAACTCTTCAAGGTCTTGCTTAATTAATTCAAGTTCTGATTTAGCGAGAGCCTGTCCTCTCATCATAGGTGCTCTTGGTTCTTTCAAAGGAAGCCCAGCACCAGATGCCACTTTAGGAGACTTTGGTGAATATGTAGTCTCAGGACCCATTGCGTGACCTGCTGGCGCTGTTGGGATGTTGCCCATCAACTTACGGCGAGCCATACTTCCCATTTGTTGGCCGTATTTTTGAGGAAATAGCCTCAAAGGTTGCTTAGTAGCGATACCCAAGTGAGAACGATGTACGCTCAAAGGTGCTCTGTCAAGCCCTCTTTTCTTACTTGGTTGAACATATCTTGATTGTAATTTAGCACGACGAGTATTGGCAGTTGTAATATCTGCCCCGCCCGGTTGAGTTTCGTATTGAGGTTGTTTCCAAGATTGGTCTTTGGCACCCTTTACTTTGTCAAGTCGACTTTTCATCAAAGTAGACCAAGCATCTTCCATTGGTTCACCAGTCATTAGTGTACCACCGGGCTGAGGCATAGTTCCTGTAGCATTCCCTATACTCAAATTACCCATGTCAGGCATTCCTGTCATAGCACCGAACTGCTGACCTTCATTAAATTGGTCGCTCATTTCAGGCTCCTCTTCTTCCGGCATCACTGGAGGCATCTTTGGAGTAGGTTTTGGAACTTCTATCTGCAAGTGTGGTAAATCATCTGATTTAGGTTCGGCTTCTTTTTCAGACTGCTTTTTATCACGATACTCTTCCATCGATTTAGGGTCACCTATTCCGTAACGATAATCATCGTCTTTAGAATAACCAAGCATAGATTCACTTCTAGGATTGTACATCCTTGTGTCAGAACCTGTAATCATTGGCATGTATATCTCCTCACAGTAAATCCATTATATCTTGTTCAACATTATCAGAGTCAAGTAAATTCTTTTTGATACGCTTCCAAGTATCAGGACTCTCCTTGCTCAACTCCAGTTTAAGCACATTGATAGTATTGTTGGCAATATTTTGAGTAGGCTCTGCCCATTTTTCCTGATACGCTGATAAATCTTTGAGAGTTTCTCTGACCTCTTTATGTAATTTAACCATATCAGATATTACCCCATCATCGTGTATACTAGTTTCTGTCATAAACTGAGCCAACTTACCGTTGAGACTTTCTACATTCCCTCTCAAAATATCTACTTCTTGCCCTACTTTGACGGAAACGATAGCGGTTGCACCACGCTTAACGAGTGGTTGAAAGTGATGTTTCATGTGTCTGTAAACTAATTCTTCACTACAGTCTAGTTCAGTAGCAATGTCTTCACTGGTACGGTCACCTTCAAAGTATGCAACTTCCAAAGCGCTTCTATCGTCACTCGTGCAAACTACACAGGAATGATTTGCACCTTTGTGATATTCACCTGCGTGATTTTTCATATGTCGCTCAGCAGTGTTGGCTCTCCAACCCATATCTTTGTCTAAAATCTTAGGCTCAGAGATACCGTCAATGATGTTTTGTTCTAGGGTATCTCTATCTTCGTGTTGACAGAAAGGACATGAGCGCTTAGTCTGTCGCTCACCCGCCATGTGCAGCCCATGTCATTAACACGGATAACCCTTTTGAACAAGAAGTGCCAGCATAGTTATATGAAACTGCCAAGAATTAAGCCTAAAATCATGGGAGTTCCTGTTTCTATAGAGACAGCAAAAAGTCTAACGAGAGCCGGAAGAGACATATTTATGAGAAGATATGTACCAAAAGATGTAAAGCAAATAAGAATGGACATATGTATGGTTTGTCCTAGTTGGGAGCATACTAGTAACAGATGCACAGAATGCGGATGTCAGATGAGAGTCAAAACGAGCCTAAGTTCAAGCGAATGTCCGTTGAAAAAGTGGGGTAGGCATGTAGAACTAGATACTCGATATTCTACTGTAGATTCCGCCGAGCATAAAGAAAGCAGCGAATAAACCTGCTACAAGATATGCCATAGTATCACTACTCAAATTATCGGCACCTGTAACTAGTATCAACCCTAATGTAACTATGATTGCTAATAGTTGAACCATTACCATATCGACTATGACTCTTTTTACTGGTGCAAATATTCCCATTGCTGTCGAAGAAAAACCTATCATTGGATTATTTTCTATCATTATCTCATCCCCATCATTCTGCCCATGAAACTACCGGCAGCAGTACCCGCTTTATTCATAAAACCTTCATCTTGTAAAGCGGCACTCAAGGCACCCCCCATCATAGATTGTTGAGCCATCGCTGCTATTTGCTGCTGTTGCATTTCAGCGTTTTGTATATTTTGCTGACTTGACATTTTTAGCGCATTGAATTGATTAGCCACATTTTCACCACTCATTGTTTGAAGATTTTGAGGTAAACTAGTTACATCCATTTGCATAGTGCTATCTTCTTCATCTATTGTAAATTTAGCGTTCTTTAATATCTCTAGCACTGAAAAACTAACTAAATCATTAAGTAATTGTAAAAGAGTTTGCATTTGAGCACCGACAATAAATCGGTCAGCAGGGGCTAGGCTTTTCATCAAAGCCAATAGTATATCAGTTTCGCTTGGAGGTACCATAGGTTGACCCATCATACCTTGTTGCATGCCTGTGCCACCTACCATACCTGCCATGAAAGGATTTTGACTCATTTGTTGCATCATTCCGTTCTGAGGAGCAAAAGGATTTTGGCTTTGAACAGGCATTTGACCGGGCTGACCTACGCCTAAATTCAAAGTTCCAGTATTCTGTTGTTGATTGTTTCCAAATATTCCCATTGTATCACCTATTGTTGAGGAAGGCTCATCTGTTCTGTTTGCTCCAAGGTGTTTTGATTGATAACACCATTGGTCGTACTATTCATAGCCATTCCAAGCGAGCCTCCAGCGCTTGGAGTAAGATTTTGTGTAATCCCTAAGTTAGAAATAGCGTCACTAAGTTGTGGATTAGTCGCTAATATTTCTTTTTGAAACAATCTCAAATCAAAATATATAGCAGTAATATCATTAATCCCTGTTTCTGGATTTTTATAATGAATTAAGTTTATTCCAGATTGTGTCTTGGAGTCTTTTTCAAGTTCCATAAAGAAAGGCTCATACTTTTTCAAAAATTCAGGGGTATTGTCTTTCTTCTTAACTATAGATATTGGCACTGCGATTGTAGAAACTCCTTTCTTAACCATTTCTTTCATACCAGTCTTTGTTTTATTGTGGTCTTTATCGGCTTCCAATTCCCATTTACAAAGTAAATGATAAAGATGTAAATGCTCAGGGCAGTAAGTACCTTTCATTTTTCGACCATCAGTTACATTTTCTCTAGCAACAAATGGCTCTGGTGTTTGCGTTACGGGGTTTCTCCAATAAAGGTCCCAAAGGCTCTGTCCAGATTCTTCATCTGTTATTTTTGCATAAAGATTGTCATACTTAATCAGTTCTTCACAATCACAACCGTCAATAACGCATAAGTTACTTTGACGATTGTATCTATATTTCATACCCCAAATCCATCTCAAAGGATTAAGTAGGCTTCTTTTGGTAGGAGTAAGTAATTTACGAGCCTGTTTAATGTCTTGCTTTCTTGCCTTTCTTGGGTCAGGATGCCTACTTGGATAAAAATTGACCTTTGGGACTTCTATATTTTGCTTCTCAGCAACCTGTTTCATACCTTGCTGAGCAGCCTGTATTTCAAGTAATTGTTCGTGACTAGCATTACCCTGCTGACTTAAGGCTATCAAGTGAGCCTGACTCATGTTTGCTAAGTTCGCATCGCCTTGTGGCACTCTTCCATATCCTCCAAATCCCCAATTATTCATTTTATCACCTAAGTAAGTAAATCTAACATTGTATTTTCTACATTCCATCCTATTTTAGTAGCCATCATACCTCTTTTAGTAGGTACACCTGCTTTTTGAAGCCTAACCAAATCTTCTCTAAATGGGTCAAATATCTTATGCTCTCCCAATCTTTGTTGTTGCCAAAGTATATTCGCCTGTTCATCCCACCATTGGTCGGCTTTATTAGCAACTAACATAATTAATTTAGGTGAATATTTTTTACCACGCCACCAAGACCTTAGATTACGATAACGATACTGCCTGTGAAGTATAGCGTCGACTAAGTATTTGAAACCACCAACCGCTTGCACTGCTTCATCACCGCCCTTGCTACTACGGTGGTCTATTAAAAAAACTACTGCCTCTACTTGGCGATTAACTAAATCATCTAACCATAAATTCCAAAACCTTTCCTCTCCTCCTATATCAGAAGAATAAACTACTCTAGTATCACCCTTGTAGGTGACTCGTTTTCTGCTTGGTCGAGGTAAGAGAAATCTATTAATTCCCGGTACTTTGAAATGCTTTGTCCTTTCACTAATCGGTATTTCTTCCATTTCACCCGGTGTAGTCATATAGCGGTCTAATGTAGTCTTACCAACCATAGTAGGTCCATAGACTCCAACTCTCCTAGGTTTCCAATAATGCCACAATTCCTTAGCAAATACCACTCCTCCGACGAGAGCAGAACCACCTAATGCTGACATAACTTCACCTAATCGAATATAGAATCTGCTCGATTTTGTAACCACTCTTTCAACCAGTTACCAGTAGATTGCCACAGATTCCAATCACTATAATATTCAAAAGCACTGATAGTAAAAGCAGTTATTGTAGAAAATAACACTACTTTAACCCAACCCATGCCTCTTTCATAAGCAACATCTACTGTATTTGCTATATGCATGCTCCTCAAAGTTTCTTCCACAGCATCATCGCTAGGAGTTTTGAAGATGCGGCCCAAGAGTTATCACTCCTTTTTCTTAAATTTACCATCTGCCCCTCTAATCTTGCCAGACTTTTTTTGCTTTTCTTCTGTAAAATCGACACCTAATGTCAAAGGATTAGTAGTCTTTGTAACTTCTGGAACAAAATCAGCAGTACCCAAACTGTCCCCATACATCCTTGCTTCTATCCAAGGAGGAGTTTGGCCGGGGTTTTCTTCCATCCATTTGAGTTCAGCCTCTAACTGCGCTTCTTGCATACGCATTTCCATGTCTTGTCTGCGCCTATCGAATGTAAATTCCATAGACCTGTATCTATTTCGACGCTCCCTTTCTTGAGAGGCCATTCTTGCTCTCTCATCCATACCTTGTTGAAAGAACATTTTGAATAAATAATAAGCCAAACCTTGAACAGCAAATGCAGCCATAGCATATGTCACTCCATTTACTGTAGGGTCGTCTAAATCAATCCATAGTTCAGCGTCAAAAATACCCACTGCAATTCCTATTGAAACTGCCTGTGTAAGTATCAGTCCCATCAATCTTATTTCTGCTTGGTCGTGTTCACGATTAGATTCTATACCTGCTTGCACATTAGCCCCTCTCGCTCCAATCCAAGACTTTACCCTAAATAAAAGGCTACCATATTAGTTTAAGTATAACTAAATTGAGTTGGGTCGGAGATTGCGAGAGGGATTGCCCCCTCCGACCCGAACTATCCGAAGGCGTAATCACTCTTCTTTCTTGTCCTTATCAGAGTCGAGTTTGTCTCTTTTGCCATCAGTAGATGGACCCGGACCGGCTTTTGAACCGATAACAATAACCATGCCATGAGCAGGTTTCTTTTTGCTATCGGCTTTCTTCTTATCGTCACCATCACAATTAGGACAACCTTTGCAGCCTTTTGGACAGTCTGCTTTTTGTTCCGTCATACAATGTGCTTTATGAAGTCTATAAGCCACTTCATTCAACAATTCTTCTCCAATGTTTTGTTTAAACATATTATCACCTTTCTGTAATCCAAGCCCGCCAAACTCTTGTTGAGTTTCAAACGCACTACCCGCCTGTGGGTTATATATTTCCCTCAAAGCATACGGGTCTGCGTTTCCGCTGACTGGAGTTTGTTGTGACGGGGCAGCACCTGCTGACCCCATTTGTGATGCAAAACCTGTAGCAGGTTGTGGTAATTGGCCCATAGCATAACCACCAGCAAGACCTGCTGCTAAGTCACCGAGACCTTGTTCTTGAGCAAAACCTGCAAATTGTGCACCTCTACCTGCTACATTTAGGCCCTTTTGTCCTAATCTACCTGCACCTTCTAGTCCTCTTGCTGCTCTTTCTCTAACAGCATTATTAAGAACTTGCCTCCTAGAAAAGGTGGTATCGGTTACACCCGGTGAAACTTGAGTGATAGTAGGTTTGGATTTACCAGCCCGAAGTGCTTTAGCCCCTCTTGAAGCAGGTTTAAGCGCTCTGCCCGCCATACCTATAGGATTGAATGCTTGAAGTGCACCTACAGCACCGCCCAAAAACCTGTCTTGGTTAGTATTACCTGTACTAAAAGGAGTATCACCAACCTCTCCCTCAGCAATAAGTCCACCAGTCAAAGGGTCTTGATACTTAGGGTCTGCATAAAATCCGGGGTCAACTTCACCAGTTTCTGGATTAATGAATCTACCACCAGCGCCACTAAAAGCACCAGCAGCACCAAAACCTGCACCGATTGCTAAGGGAATAAGTGGAAGAACCTTCTCAATCTTGTCGTCGTTTTGTAATAACGACCATGCCGAATCAATAGGGCTTGAACTCGACATGTATATCCCCAGCGCATTTATCGTGATAAGCCTGTCGCAAGAACTGATAGTTATCCGCAGCCTCTACTAAAAGACAAAGGGCTTCTGGCGAGTCGTATTCGCTAACCTTTTCTTCCATACGCATGACATTTTCAAAAGCCACTGCTAACATGTGTTGAAATAGTGTGTCCCAAAACTCATCCACGATACATGCTAAGGGCAGAAGGCTAATTTAGTTATCCTTTAAGTGTACCACGCTCTTTAAAGTGCCTAGCCCTGTTCGCATGTGGACTTTCTGCAACCAGCGTATGGTCCTTAGTATGGCTCATATCAGGCCCTCCATGACCGTAAATGCCCCTTTTTCTACGCTCACGATTTAATTCCTCACGATACTTTACACGCTCAGGACTAGACTCATATTTTTTATCATACTCTAACTTGTGACGCTTAGCCTCTGGACTTACTGCGTCTTTCAACAACTGAAAAGCGAGGTCCATTGGTGACTTAACAATAGTTGGCTTACCACCAACTCCTTGTTTTTTACTTCGCTTACGCTTAGTCGCTGCTCGCTTTTGTCCTTCGGACATTGAACCAGAAGTCTTTGGAGTTTTACTTGATACCTTCACACTTGGTCGACACTTTGGATAACCCTTACTTCCTTTCTTAGCCTTTGACCTACCGCATGGGGGATGCTTACCATCTTTGTCTTTACGAGAAACATCGACCCATTTCTCTTTAAACCACCTGTTTAGGTTCTTGACGATAAGAACATCATGGCAAGTACATATGCTCATTTCTTCCCCTTCTTTTTACCACGGAATTTACCTTTGCAGTATTGCACTGCCCAACCATTTGCATACGCTGATGGATAAACTTTGAACTTACGCTTGGCTGCTGCTTTACCCGCTGGACACAATTTTTTTTCTAAAAAGTCCATAGCAGCAAAACTACCGACACAATGACTACAGTCACAAGACTTCTCCATTCTATTATCAGGTTCGTGGGTATATATGTCACCATCTTCGTGAACAAATACTTTACCTTGGTTAATCATATTATCCAATGTAGATTTCAATTCTTCTTCATCAGGTACAACTTTTCTAAGGTTTTTCATACCTAAAGCACCACCTTCTTTTTCTATTTCATTTAAAATCACTTGTTCGGTATTTTCCATAGCCTTTTTCAACTGAGGATGGAATTTCATGGTAACTTTTTTAGCATCTTTTTTGATTGATTTACCATCAACTAATACTTCTATTGGATATGGTTTATGTTTATCATACCAATAAGCCATTTCATAACCACCGTTCTTCAACAACTTAACAAGTAAACCTCTTTCGTAATCTTTGTCTTCGGCTTGAAGAACCACTTCTTTACCTCTAGGCAAGGTCAAATCAGGGTCCTTTTGTTTCTTTAAAAGATTCCACCACTCTGCCATTAACAATTCCACCTTTTCAACGCTGCTCCTTTAGGAGTCAATTTACCCTTTTTACTTGTAGGGCCTTTAACTGCTGTCATACGAGCACAGAATGATTTACGGCGCTTAGACGCTTTACTGCCACGCTTAAGTTTACTTGGTTTTTTTGTGACAGGTCGCTTAAGATTTGCACCAGTCTTACGCTTAGCCGCAGCACGACCTTTTGCATTTAATCCACCAGTTTTAGCATGCTTTTTAGGATTATAGCCATGGAAAGGTTTTGATTTCTTTTTACCTTTGAGAATACCCCATGCTTCTTCAAACGCTAAATCCATGTCAATTACCTCCTCTCATTGGCGTAGTAACCATCTGCTCCGGTTCAGGCATATCGCCCGAAGATATTACCCTTACGCCCATATCTTGAGGATAACCTGCTCTACCTTTTCTTGGTCTAAAGGGTCCACGAGTAGGTAAATCACCCATTGGTTGTCGACCACGGACTCCTACTGCAAGGTAATTACCCTGCTCATCTGCTCGGTGTCGAGAGCCTCCATGACCCCTAGTTATCTCAGGGTCACCACCAACTGCCGACCAAAACTCATCAGGATATTGACCCTGTAAATACGCATCTTTGTAACCCAAAGGCTGAGCACTTACCTGTTGAACAGGCGCCACTCCTTGATAGCCGGTGGTTTCATCTAGTCCCATATCAAAATTAGGAAGAGTAGTTTGGCGTTTGAGCAAACGCCAAGCAATGTCCATAGGTTCACCTTTGTTAATATCTTGGAACCTGTGCGAAAAGCCTGTGGCATCTGGAGAAACCATACTTACTCCTTTAGGTGGCTTAATGTCGAATAAACTTTCATCTGTTGGAAATTCTCTAGTATACTTTGGGGCGGTGGGTGCGGGTGCGTTTTCATCAAGTGCTTGGATTAATGACTGGCTTAAGTACTCAGGATTTTCATTTTGATTCATAATAAAATTTCTATACCTTTCAAAAAATTGCTGAGCGACTTCGGGTGGTGCAGTATTTTTCAGATGATTATATGTACCTAGGTAATCGTCATTTAAAATATTACTTTGGCCGGGCATTGATTCTCTTACATCCATAATTCTGTCCATATATTCTTCATCTAATTCACCCGGAAAGTCTTCTATGTACTGCTCCCCTTCCTTTTCTGTTTGAGGAATAGAAGAGGCGCCAATACCAGTGCTGTCGAATTGAGGCTCATAAAAATCTACTATTTGCCTAACAGGTTCTAAATCATCAGGAGAGTCGTAGACTTGAGGCATATTACCTGACATTTCCATTTGTCTCAATTCTAGTTCTCGTAAGGCTTGTTGCTGCTGTTCAGGAGTCGCAGGGTTTTCTTGTCTAGCATAATGACCTAGACCCGCATCAAAGGCAGTTGGTCCTTCTACTAAAGCCATTAAGTCGTCGTTTGACATTTCTTGTATAGGCTCATTTTTAAGCAAAAGCCAAGCAATATCTATTGCTGACGCTGCCTCCATAAACAGAGCCATGCTCAATCACAACAAAAACATTAGGGTGGCCGACTTACCCAAGAAAGAAATTGGAAAAATAGGTGTGTTCAAGCATAACCGAGAAAGAGCCAAAAGATAAGCCAGCCAAACCTGCGTTAATGAGTGCTTATTTAACAGTTACTCCGCTATAGTAAACTTTTGACACACTTTACAGTACCAAGCGAACCCCTTGAAAACATTACTCTGCTTAATATAAACCCGCTTAGTAGGGTGATATTGACAATGTTCACATGGTAAACTCTTTTGCTTACCTTTAGATTTACTTTGTGTCATTTTTATCATCCCTTTCTTTGAGAGAATTATACCTAATCACTCTTACCATCGCCATAAGGTCGTCTACATCCTTTCGCATAGTAGATATTGTCTGTGTCAAAACATACATCGACAGTGCGAGGGCCAGCCAAGACAAACCTAAAACTAAATCCCACAGCATGTCTACGGGTAAGTAACACTATACTTGAACTTTGGTGTCATTAAAGACCGTATCGAACATTACCCTCAGCATCAGTACCTTGGGTATAAGTCATACCTTGACCTGTTCTTTGAGCATATTCTCGCATAGCCTGTTCTGCTGCCCTGTCAGTTCTTGCCTTTTCACCAGCAGTCACTGGTACTTTATCCAAAGCGTCAGTATATCTACTAGTAATTCGTGGGTCAATCTCACCTTCGACCATAGCCTGACGACCCATCTGTTCAATATCCATAGGGGAAATACCTGTCATCGAAGGTCTGCCTCTGGAAGTCATTTTAGGTTCGCCCATATCATCAAACTGAGGACCTAGGAATTGACCGCTACTTGGTCTAAAGGTTGGTCTATCTCCTTGAGGGTCAATGTTTTGCTGACGGACTCCAGCAGTTCTAAGGGCTGGAGGCTGAGGGTCGTCAATCATAGACTGAACAATCCTACTTGCCATCTCTGGTCCGTATATATTAGTCAAATTATCTTCTATTTCCTCTAACTCTTCATTGTCTATGCGTGATTTGTAAGGTCTCTTTTCTTGAGTTTCTTGTTCCATTAACTCTTGTTCTGTAGGTATTTTAATGTCAAAATTAGGGTTTTGTCTTTGCATACTTTCGAGTAACGCTATACGCTTCTGCGCCGAAGTAATTGGTTTAGATTCTGGCGGGCGCTCTGGTAAAGCCTCAGCAGTTCTTGGATTAAACGCACCTCTTCGGCCTCGACCTCGCCCCATTGTCATAATACCTTCCATGTTACCTCTTCTAACTCTTGTCTTAGGTCTCATTCCAGTTTCTCCGGTTTCTTCATCAGGTCTACCAAATCTTTGAGCAGCAGTCATACTGCTTGCATCCATTCTTCCTCCTCTTTGACCGCCACCAAGATTTAATCTGGCTGCTCTTTCTGTTTCAGTTTCTCCCGGTCTTAACATCATTCTCTTTTCTTGAGGGGCGATGAAGCCTTCTTGGAATTGTCTATCGTAATATTGTCGTAAATCAGCGGGTCCTCTAGCACCCTCAGAAGTCATTCGGTCTTTGTCAGACTGTGCCATCCCTTCTTGTCGAAGCCTTGCTATTTCTGCCATCCGTTCTTCACGGTCTTCCATTCCTTCGTCACCTGTGAAAGGCGCTCTCGAAACATCTCCTCTTGGAAATCTACTGAGAGCCTGTGGAATAGAACCTCTCATACCCATGAGTTGTTGTTCAGGCGTTGCTTTCAAAAGTCTCCATGCGTGGTCAAATGCTGTCATTGTTGTTCACCTTTCTTCCATTTGCCCAGTATCAGGGTTGTAAAATTTACCTGTGTCTGGCTTTCTTGCACCTGACCTAGTAACATCTCTTTGTCGAGAAGTTCCTATTAGTCTACCCTTTGCATCTGGAGTGTAATTACCTGCTTCATCTGTAAGGTCATCTTCACTTTCATAACTACGAGTGTCTAGTGGACCTTCGCCCTGTAATCTTCTCATAGCAGAAAGTGCACCCGGATGAACAGAACCCATATCAACATCATCATCGCTACCGTAACCCATTTCTCTCTGAGTCATAGTTCGACCTGAGTCAGCCATTTCTCTCTGTCCGGGCAATGCTTTCAACAAACTCCATGCTTGTTCAAAAGCGCCCGCCATGTGTCTCGTAAAGATAACTATGATAAAAGCGTCACGGTAGGATTAGATATTTGATAAGCAAGCCTAGATGCTTCTTTCAAGTTGTCCTCGGTAGTGCCACAATCAAATCCCCATGCGTTTAGATGCCTAACCAGTGTCTCTGTGCTTAAGTTAGCACCACCGTCTTCTGTAAAAGGACAACCGCCCAAACCCTGTATACTACTGTCGAACTCCTTTATACCGTTAAGTAAGGACACTGCTCTCGATTCATCGCCTCTATGATGTAAATGTAGTGCTGGCTTCATGCCTTCTTCTATAGCCATCTGTGCCCAAAGAGCAACTTCTTTTCTAGTGCCCGCCCCATTAGTGTCAGAGAATACCACAGTGTCGCCAAACATCTTAGCATCTCGAATGCAAAGACGCATTAGACTTGGACTTACTACACCACTATGACGACTTCCAAAGGCCATGCTAATGTAAACTCTTACATTTTCTTTAGGCACCTTGTCCATAAATGTCTTGTACATCAAAACTATCTCCGAGCGAGTCTTACCCATGTTATTAATATTGAAAGTTTCACATGGACTAAACACTATATTTATCTTCTTAGTTTCTATAGAACAGGCCCTGTCAAAGCCTTTTTTATTCATAACTAACCCAGCACCCCTGCCAGTAAAGACTTGTTCAGCATCAGCCATCTGAGGTAAACGCTTAGGATGAGCAAAACTTACTTCTTCGATATGTTCTATGCCAGCATCGTAAAGAGCCTGTATCAGTTGTCGTTTATCATCTACACTTACTATGTGTTCTAAATACTGCAAACCGTCACGAGGACCGACCTCATAGACGGTTACATTCATTCCTTCACTCTCCGAAGGCCATTCATGCACATTTCTTGCAGTTCAGTCTCGTCTTCAAAAATAACCATACCGGGGTCTTCATCGGCTATGAAAGTAAACCATATCCAAACAAATCCAAATATAAATCCCAGTATAAATAACCCAATCATTCTTGGGAATAAAAATTCTAACATACTCATGTGCGAGCCTAAAGCAGTGTAGAAATTAAACTTGTCGGTCTTCCTGAAATTATTCTGGCTGAGGCACAGGAGCATACATGTTTGATACATCAGGCCCTCTGTACTGATAAAATTCTCTACCCTTGTCAGTATCTTGGGCTAAAATAGAACTCAGCGGGCCAAACCTTCGCTCATTTTGACGCATGTTTTCTCTTTCTTCTTCATTAGCGTTTTGTAGAAAATGATAGGCGCTTGGCCTAGAAGTTCTATGTATTCTGGCCAATAAGTATTGTCTAAGATTATCATAATAAGGCATATCTGTTTCTGCTGCAAGCATTGCATCCCTTATTGATTGGAAACTTCTTTCAGCATCGCCCGGCGGTCTATTAAAATTTTGAGGATTTGCTAATGCAGGGGGTATACTACGCCCTTGAGTATCAAGCATATTTGGGTCTGCCTTGAGAGTAGCCCAAGCCTTCTCAAACTGCAAAGGCTGAGGAGGTTGTGACCTAGCCTGTGCTAATGCCTGACCCAAAGGTGACATTCTTTGCTTCGTTTGTTCAAGGTCAGGTCTGAAAGGTTCAGGAGTCAGACTACCAGCCCGCCCTATGTCAACAGGTGGTGCACTGCTCGGCACATCAGGTAAATCAATTCCTTCCGCCTCTATACGCTCAGCCTCTTGGTCTTGTTGTTGCTGATACATTGGTCCGGTCTGTGACCGTAACCTATTTTGTCGCTCTAAGTCGTCGTAGTAACGGAGTTCGTAAAGTCCTTGCTTTGACTTTGGTGGAATATATTGATTGGGAAAACTTAGCAACTCATCTCTTTCAGGGTCGTCACTATAACGGATTTCTTCAAGTTGGCGTTCACGCTCGTCTTCATACCGTGGGTCCATTTCAAACCCACGATTCTTAAGAAGTGTCCAAGCGTTGTCGAATGCTGTCATATTTATTCCTCCCCTGACACGCTTTCAATCCGACTGTCATACATATCGTATTGTTTCAAATAAGCGTAGATAGAATTAGCATCGTAAGGACCCTTCCCATCTATGTAGCCCATTTTCTTTTCAGGAGTCTGCCAAGTAATGTAAGGGCCTTCTTCTTTTAGAAGTTGCCAAGCCTGTTCAAATGCTCCCATGTCTAAACCCATGAGAGAACAAGACAAAAAGGCTCCGGTCATAGTTCATCCCTCACAGGCCATGACTCCCTATCGCCCCAAAAACGGTCTCCCTCAAAAGTTAAATTGGTCGGCTTTGCAGGTTCAAAGCCATATTTTTCTCTCAAAAATGATAACATATCCATCATAGCCGTAGCGACTCCATGCCTTCGTGTTAAAGCATGAGTGCTTAACTGTCGGTAATTCTCTTGCGGATTATCAATCAACAAGCCCATGTTATCAGGTAATGTTGGTGGCGTTCCATAGCGGTCAAAACCTAACATTCTTATATCAAACTCCTTTTTTTCAGGGTTATAATTTCCTTGTAAAGATGCCTTTTTGCCAGCATATCTCGGCCTGTCTCTCTCCGAATAACCGAGAGGGAGGCTCGCTCTTTGATTTGGTGGTTTATCCCTTATGTCGGGCATTTCAAAATCAGCACGATGATAATGTGGATTATTGGGGTTCGGTTGGGTGTATGAATCAGGTACAATTGGCATTTTTAACAAACGCCAAGCATCATCAAAAGGACTCATGTCTAAACCTATGAAGGAACAGGACAAAAAGCCATCGGTTCTTTTGGTATACCAAAAAGTTTTCTGAAAATTTTTTTTCTGGAGCGCCGTATGGGGTTAAAGAAGTCTAAACTGGGGTCTAAACTGCATGCCTCCGGCGAAGGTCGTCTAAACTGGCCCGTCTAAACTGCGGTGCTGCGTTCTATAGACCGCTGTACTGCGGTGTCTAAACTAGCCGTCTAAACTAGAAAGCAGTGCGGGCGTATCACATGTGAGGCATTCGCCTGTCGTGCGTGAGGGGTAGCGTTGTCA